GCTGCACTTAGAGAGTATGCTCAAACGGCTTGAATTCTAAATCCGAAACTTGAGTTTAATTTCTTCTGTTTTCATTGTTAATCTGTTTTACTCAAATTCATAAATAACGTAAGGCGTGGTATTTCCAAGCCCATCGTTGGGGTCGGGAAACGCGCCAGGTGGCAAAGTCGTCACGGCATCCTTATTCATCCGCCGCCACCACCTTCAGCCCGTGTCTATAGGCCGTTGCCTCACGGCGTGCGGAACGGCGCGTTTCGCTATCATAGCAAACGATGTGGGAGTCGCCCAAGGGGTCGGCGAAATAGTTACATTGCTTAATCATCAAATGCTTGTGCGATGAAGCATTGTGCGTAAGGTTGTTGAGCGGAATGAGTAGGCGCGTTTTGCGCTCCAAGCCGTAGGCCATGCGCAAGCGCTCCTTGCTGAAAAGCGCCTTGCGACGCTCCGACCGCTTTTTCAACACGCGCTTATATTTTCGCGGATTGTTGGCCCGCAGCTGCTTCATCGGATGGAACCCTTCGGTCCACAACTCCTTGGCTGCAGCACGGCAAGCATCGGGCATGGCGTGGCCACGGAGAGAGGCGTAATAGCCGTTGGCCTCACAGATCTTTTTGACATCGCTGGCAAGTTGCTTGCGGATGGCCTTCATGTCTTTCTGCAAGCCAAACTCACGTTTGAAGCGCTGAACCGTGGAAGCAGAGAGGCCAAACCATTGCATCAAACGAAAATTAGAGTTCTTGGGGTAAAGCCGGCAAAAACGCGCTTTTAGTTCGCCTTCAAGATAATACTCCATCGCGCCAGTTCCCCCATGCGGTCGCATAGGGACGGGCCACTTCTGGGCGCAGGTTGGCTTGAGCGGGGTTTTAGTGAAACCATGTGCGCTATCCTTTCGCCTTGAAGTTGTATATCGGTTTTATGCGCTTCACGACTTCCACTGTATCGCCTATAAGCGATTCAATTTCTTCGGCCGACTTATATGCCATTGGTGACTCGTCGATGGTTGACTCGCAGACGGATGTAGAGTATATGCCCTGCATTTCCTTGCTGTATTCCTCCATAGTGAGAGTTTCCTTTGCCTTGGCTCTCGACATAAGGCGACCTGCACCGTGAGGAGCCGAGCAAAGCCAATCCTCGTTGCCTTTGCCACGGCATATCAACGAGCCATCGCGCATATTGAGCGGAATGATGAGCCGCTCGTACTTTTCAGCTCGCACGGCTCCTTTTCGGATGATACGTGAGCCAATGTCGAAATAGTTGTGCATGGTGGTGAAGGAATCCTCGTGCAACAATTCAAGCCCACGAAGGATAGTCATTGCTATATGCCATCTGTTCTCATAAGCAAAATCCTGGCAGACTTGCGCAGCTAAATAGTAATCTCTAAGGTCTTTACCTTTAAGATAGGCGAGGTCGGGAGGCACAGGACCTAAGCGACGCAACGTATTGTTAATCTCTCTCTCAAGACCATACCTCTTTAAGTCTTCGATGATGCGTTTGCGCTCCTCTCTGTGGTACACATTCTTCTGGGCTAAGTGTTGGAAATAGTTGCACACCTTCACACCGAGATTACGACTTCCCGAATGTACAACAAGATACTTACAGCCCTGCTCGTCCTCGTTAAGTTCGATGAAATGGTTGCCACCACCGAGAGAACCAAGCGAACGTTCGATATAGTCGAGGTCAAAGCAGCTTTGTGTTCTTTCGTGCAAATCGTGCAAAAGACGTAACATCATCGGACTCAATTCTTTTAGCCTGGGCTGTTCGTGAACGTCAAATCCGCTCGGCACCGACTCGTTGATGATTCGGTCGAGAAGCGAAAGGTTTACATCCTTCTTGCCGAGCTGAACTACCAACATGCCACAGCCTATATCTACGCCTACGGTATTGGGTACAACCTTGCCGGCAATCTTAATTACCGTGCCAATCGTGCATCCCTTGCCCGCATGACAGTCGGGCATAATGCGTATCTGACAGTCGCGATAAGCCTCGCTCGCTGCCATTCTCATAATCTGTTCCTTCGCCTCCTGCTCAATGGTCTTGGCGAAAATCCTTACGTTCTCCATACGGTATATTTCTATAAATCCTTTTATATTGTTAGAATAAATCCAGTTCTAATGCCGGATTTTCTTCAAAATCATACCTAACATCTCTGTTCATTTCAAACGAGATGGGTGTTTTATCGAAAATCTCTGCTTCACAATCTTTTATGGCTTCCACGAACAGAAGATACTCATCCTCGCCAGAAGAAACCAGGAGTTCAACAGAGCTATGATTCCAAGGACAATTGAGGCGAGTGCCGTCTTTTTGTTGTTGTTTTTCCTTAACAATGAGCTTTATTTCAAGATTCGCACAAGCATCAACATCGCATACGTAGGCACATAGGCAGCCATAACCGATTGGTTTGCCGTAAACGTGGATTCCTTCTTTCTTGCCTACGTAGCGATAGCCATTATTGTGCAAAGCCTTATTTAAAATTCTGAAATTCATAATACTATTCAAATTTTAGATCCAATTTTTCCTGCCATTTCTTATCAAGGATAGAACCGACGACCTCAAATTCTTGCAAATAATCTTGCGTTATAGTGGAACGATGGCCGTCTGAAAAACCAACGACTGAAGACTCTGGATTTTTAATATCCATGAGGTAGAACATGGCAGTTTCGTCATTCCAACCTATCATACCGAAATAATTATCGCGTTTATTATCTTCGATGCGGCTAAACGGATAAAGGTCTGACCGCAACACGTCACCTTCATATATCTCCTTGCCGTTCTTGTCATAGAATCCGGTGTTCTTGGCGACGGTCTTGTAGTCAACCTCATAAGGAATATTTCGGTTCAACATACTTATATTTTGACGATTCTCAATAATGTATGTATTACCATTTTCTTGATAAAAATAACCGCAAACCCATTCATTATTGTCAAGGCGTCTTGCTCTAAATTTGATTGTTCTCATGTTTTCTATAAATCCTTTTTTATGCTATTACACTGTTAATCCTATCTTCTTCTCATCTGCTCCAAATCCTCGTTCTCCTTGGAAAGGCGTTCGAGGTGTTCAAGAACGAGAGAATACGATTGATTATTGATTTTGTCTTCATCCAAGCCCGTGTACTTCTGCATGGTGGCGATGGTGGCCGTGTAGATTTCCAACGGGGTGTTGGGACGCTCCTTACGCGAGAGCTTCTGCACCTTGAAGACGTGGGGGAAACGGCGAGAGAGCACCTGCATCATGCCTGTCCACCAGAAGAGGATGGGTTGCCACTGATGGTCGGGGAAATTGAGAAAAAAGGAGGCGTTGGCCGTTGTTTGCCGCACGTCGAAATGGAAATCTTCAACGGGCAAATGGGTGTTCGCGTCGAGGAACGAGATGCGGCGGTTGAAGATGGTGGCAAGAAACATGGCGCGAGCCACATTCACGTTGTTGGCCTGCTGAGAGAGCTGCTCCTCCGTGAACTTCCCCATCTGCTTCATGCGAATGAGATTATTGGAAAGCGTGGTATATTGCCCCATGAGGTCGGCGGCAAATCGATATTGTTGCCAAGAGAATCCATCCATGTCTGTCGGCACGCCCATGAACTCCGTGCGGCGGCGCAACCAATGGCCTTTGCTTCGGCGGCGAAGGGTGGGGTAGGGAAAACGGGTGAGTACGAAACTGCTGTCGCCATCGAGCCAGTCGAGTAGGCCGGCACCTGCGGCCTTGTATTCAACCGACTGGCGGTCGTCGGTCTTCGCCTTTGGCGAAAGCCAATAGTTGATTTGCCAGAGATAGACGGGGAAGGGGGAGTTGTCCTTGCGCTGCCGACCACGCCGGCGGAACCAACTGCGCCCACGCTTGCCGAGAGGCTTGGAGAAAAAACGACATACGTAGCATTGCTCCTCTATCGGCCGAGAAACATCTGGTCCTTCGACTATCTCCATCCCAGAAAAAAGAAAGAAACAGGCTATCTTCACGTTGCGCATATCAAAAGGATGATAACGATCGGCGCAGTCAATCTGTTCAAGGATGATGCGAGAGATGAGTTCCAGCTGCTCCGTTGTGCATTCGTTCCATGAACGGGGCAAACTGAGGTTGATGTTGCGAGTGTCTGATATTACCATGTGATTCTCCTTCCTTTGTTGTCCACCAAATAGCCATAGTTGATGGCATTGACACGGCGATACCAGCCTGCCATGAAACGCTTTTGAGCCGGACGGTTGCGGATGATGCCATCGATGAAGCGGAGACGGCGCTTGCGCAATTGCTCGAAAAAGACAGGAGCATAAACGTTGTTGAGCGCAGCGAGCGTTTTTGGGCCAACGATACCATCGGCCGTCACGCCAAGCAACTTCTGAGGAATGATGATGCCGTTGGCACCACTGGCCCACGTCCAATCAACAAGCGCGTTGGCCAAACTCTGGTCTTCTATGCCGTCAGCCTTCCAGCGATTCCAATAGTTCTTACGCATGATTCCAACGGCGTCTTCAACGGAAATCAGTTTCAAATCTTCCACATCGATTCTCCCGTCGCCGTTCTTGTCATAGCCCTGCGCCTTCCAGGTGGCAATGGTCACACCGCGATTGGTGGCACCGCCCAGGTCGTGCGGGTCGATGACATATCCTCCTTCATAAGAAAGGATGAACTTTGCCAATGGTTCGAGTTTTGCCATAGTGATATAATGATATGATGATGAATCTGACTGATAAGTTTTTGTATAACGCAAAAGTAAAAAAACGGCACCGCCCCATCCGGACATACCCGATGGAGCAACACCGCCGAAAACATTCAAAACAAGGAAATACAAAAAGCCCTGGCATCTGCCTTCATGGGGCACGACACCAGGGCTAATGATTTGGTAATAGCGCGTCGATAGGAATGTTACTCAGTTCCGAAGAGGTTGGTCAGTCCTTCTTCATCATCGGAAACAGCCTTTGCGATATTGTCTGCGCTCTGAGTTTCAATATCGCTTACTCTTTTTTTGTGGCCAAGAGCGAATCCCAGCCAGATTCTGGCGTCGGAATGTTATAGTAACCATACACTGTTGGTTGCAAAGACCCAGAACAAGTCACGCTACGTTCGTCGTCTGCCTTCTTACCTGTGTCACCCTTGATGCCACCAGAGGCAAATTCAAACTTGTGCTTAGAATCATAAACGATGATGTTATTGTCGCCATCCTGAAGAATGAAACCGCAATCAAGGTTGTTCAGAGCGCGGCCCACCCTTGCCGATTCAGCGTTAACGGCTTCAAGCACGAAGTCAACCTGCTGTTTGAAACCATTCTTTGGGCCACGGCTTTCATAGCTGAAACCCTGGCTGTTTTCCTTACACTCGAATTTGTAAAGGCCCTTTCCAGTGTTAAACGATTCTGTAGACAAAGCAGCGTATTCGTTATCCTTTGTCGGTGCCAACGGCGCTTTGAGGTCGCTCTTAACAAAGACATAGACGTTCACACCAAGGCCGGCAAAGTTCTCCAAACAATCATTAGCCGCGAGAAGGTCCTTCAATTCAGGACATGTTGCTGTTACTGCCATAGTTTATGTGTTTTGTGTGTTGTTGAATAAAAATGGCGGCGGCCACTATCTTCCGTCAGGTCAAGCGACCGCCGCCGAGGATTTATAGATGGAAAAACAGCATCGTTGTTAACCGTTCTTCTTGAAGAAGGCCGTCAAGCCCATATTCATGCCAGTGGCGGTGCGCTGAAGGGTCTTATTGGTAGAACCGTTGCTCCACGAAACGAACTTGTAAGTTGCGCTGTCCTCGGCTAAGAGCGTGACAATCTGGTTGGGAGTTGTCGCGATCGGAGTCTTATACTCTACGTCATTTACCTTAACCTTTGCGTCAATATTGCCTGTGTCTGAATCAGAATGGGCAATGGTAACAACGAGGTTAGAGTTGGTGTAGTCGCCCGACTGGAAGTCTGTGCTTTCGAGGCTTCCGTCTGTGATTGCAAACGAATGTGCCAGCGTCGACATCACCATTGCTCCCTGTATTGATTGACACTGGAACACAACGTCTCTCAAGTCGTTGTCAGAGCCAAGGGCCACGTCAACTCGAGTCTGATTGCTCTCGGTGTCAACAGCGTAAATAAGGTTGCCCTCTACTGAGAAGATGATGCGGTCGCCTACACCCATGCCTTCAACAGGCGCGATGGTAACCTTAGGCAGTTCGGGAATGACATAGTTGCCACCGTCTACAACGTTGAGCTTGTGTGTGCCGTATGACTGGAGCGCGTAACCGTCAGCAATATTGATGGCTGTCTCTGGCGTCATGTAGGCATAAATCTTCTGACGACGCAGACGCGGGTCAAGGCTCATGTAAGCATCACGGAAGTTTTTGTAAGCCGAAGAATCGGTAGCGTTAGCAGGAGCGGTGATAGCCTCGCAGTGAATGAGGTTATGGTTTGTCTCGCTGATGAAACCGTCCTCAATGTCGTGATTAATGCAAGTGATAAAACCGTCGTAAAGGCCCATCGCCTTCTTCTCGTCTGATGCGCCCTCGACATCGTTGTCAATGTTGCCCCACCAGAGGTTGTTATAAAGGTCGTCGGCATGAGTCTTGATGACGGCTTCCACTGCCACGGTCGAAAGAGGATAAGCACCATGTGCGTCTACGCCGAATACTGTCTCACAATATCGGTCTATATTATCCACCCCTCGGAACCAGGCGAGCTTGGCGGTCAAAACACGTTCTTTGATGAATCCGATTTCACCCTTCATGGTCGGGTTCGTGTCCTTACGACGAGTAGTACCACCCTTGCGGATGAACACGTTCATGGTGCGCTGGTACTGGATGCCGCTAATGATCTTGATTCCGAGACGATTCATCTCTTCGGGATTAGCGAAAGCAGGACCCTGTACTACACTTGCAAATACCTGGTTAGCCACTTCCTGCAGTGCGCTGATACCAATAAAGTCTTTTGGTGTTGCCATAGTCTTGTTTAATTTTTGTGTTGGTTGCGTTTTGTAATTGTCTTGTGTTGTTAGAGGATGCCGTTCTTACGTTTGTATTCCTCAATAGCCTTCTTTGAACCTACGGGGTCGGCATCATTCCATGTGGGATAGCCAGTCTGAGCCTTTTTCATCTTCACGCCCTCGCCATTGTTGGCCGGAGCTGCCCCAGCGTTGGTCTCTTCGCCTGCCTCGTTGGTCAGATCGTCAATCTGAGCCTGCATGTCGGCAATCTTCTGCTCTGCCGTGGCAAGCGCGTCTTTAGCACCCTTCAAGTCGGCTTCAGCCTGCGTCTTTTCCTCGGTGAGAGCATTCATCTCGTCGTCCTTCTTGGCAATGGCCTCTGTGTGTTGGGCGTTAAGTTCTTCAAATTCTTTACTATGAGCCTTCTTTGCTTCGGCCAGTGCGTTCTCCGCGACGGTCTTCGCTTCGTTGGCTGCGGTTACTTGTGCGGAGAGTTCATCAACCTTGCCCTGCATATCTGCGAGAGCCGTCTCCGCTGTGGTGGCTTTCTGCTCAGCATCGGCCACCTTTTGCTCGGCTTCCTTCATGTTGGCTTCGAGTTTGTCAAGAAGCGAGGCGTTCATATACGCGCCCTCTTCCGTCACGGCAATCTCTCCAGCCTTCAATCCGCAAGCGGCATTGATAAGTGGATAATTCTCCATATTGAAATTTTGATTGGTTGCTGTCTGTTTGTTCTGTGGTTCGTTCTGAGGGTCGCTCTGTGGTTCGCTCTCTGGTTCATTCTGTGGTTCCGCTTCTGGTTCCGATGCCTCGCGCTTGATAAGTTCTGCTCTGCCATCGTAAAGGGCAAACGCACGTTGCACCACTCCCATGAATGTAGACTGACCATCGGCGAAAATGCCCCTCACGTCTTCGGCATTAAATACCTTACCGTGCAAGTGTTCGTCTTTGGCATTTGGGAAAGCCTTCTTTATATCAGTTCGGAACTCTACGCCCAATTCAGCCAATTCCTTGACCAACTCCTCGTTATCGTTATTGTTAGCAAGGTCGCGATAGGCCTTGTTCTTGTCAAATGACTCTGGGTCGTAAGCCTCGTGGTAAGTCTCGTCGGTGAACTGATTCTTTGAGCCATCGGCCAAGGTGTAGAAAGCAGCCATCACGCCGATACAACCCATTTGGTCTTTCGGATTCATATAGTAGACCTCGTCACATAGCGAAGCGAGATACATACCGGCCGAAGCGCAAAGGCCGTCAGTCAAGGCAAGCACCTTCTGACCTTTCGAGTGGGCATATTCAATGGCAAGCGCATAATCGTTTTTGGCCCATGCTGAACCGCCCGGTGTGTTAATGATGAACACGTGGCCGCGACAAAGCGGATGGTCTGCAGCACGCATCATCATGTCGCGATGGTCGATAGAGCCATACGAACAAGCACCGCCGTTGCGCGTGATTGGTCCGTCAATCACAAGTACTGAGACGAAGGGGAAGTTCTGTGCACATTCGTTGTCATCCGGAAGCGTCAAAGTCCAATTGCCTTTGACCTGCTTGCCATCCTCCGAAATCTGATATTCCTCCGGATAATAGAGGTTGCCTTCTCGGTCTTCTGCGGTGGCAAAGCCACAAGTCTTCTCTGGCTTGCTGAACGCCGCATGAGTGTTCAGATTCTGCTCAAGCGACTTGCGGAAACCATGAACGAAGTCAGGACTCACCATCCACTTCCGTTCTGTGATAATCTCATACAGTCCTTTCATTGTCTGTGTAACTATTGTTTTGTGTTGGTATTCGGCTGGTCTTCACGACCATTGCTTCATCGTTGCGGAAGAAGGAATCGAACCTTCGTCTCTTAATGAGCGATAAGCGAGCTTCCATCTGCTCCATTCCGCGATTTGTTTGTTCATTCAAACGATTGTTCATTTGTTGTCTTGTTTGATTATTCATTTAAACATTTGAACAATCAAACATTTGTTCAGTGCAAAAGTAGAAAGGGCAGCATCTGCGAATAAGGACATAAAAAGCGGCGTAAGCGCACAAAAAAAGCCCCGCCATCCGTGATTCGGACAGCAGGGCTGAGCAATGAAAAGAACGATGTGGAATTACTCAGATAGGGTAATTGGGATGAAATCAGACATAGACTTCAAGGTGGATTGAATAGTGGCTTGGCATGCCGTTGTGGAAAACGTCAGTCCAACTTGAAAAAGGAACGAACCGGGCAACGCATAAGCCAGGAGCAAACTGCCATCTGCCTTTTTCAATACCGGATAAAAAACTTCATAGCGCCTTTTACGCGAAAATTCCCGTACATTTTCCTCGCCAGCCATTATATTGGCGTTAATTTCTATGGCATAAAGACTGCCGTTGCCATTTTCCGAAACCGTCGTTTTAGCCGAAATGGAATCAGCAACAGCGTGCCCTTCATCGCTAATGGAGATATGGAAGGCAGATGGAGTGAAACGGCATCCGTCCATTTTCTGAATCTTAGCAACCCCTGGCGGGATTGGCAATTGAGCGCCAGCCACGTAATGGAAATAAACGTCTGTCACGCCTTCGAGGAAGATTTCTCTACAAGATATAGGTAAATCCATAGGAAAGAAAAATAATGATTGATATTTAACATCTATTATTAAGCCTATTAACAAAAAGAAACAATAGGAAAATCATTCCCAGACGAACTCGTCTATCTGGGTGATGCGTTCTTTTTCGTCCTCGAATTGCATATCAAGCATCGAATAGGCTTTAAAATTAACGTGTTCATGATTGAGCCAACGCTCAATGATGCGGCGAAGATTGTCTTTTTCGTAAACGCTTGGTTCAATGCCGTAGCGCATCAAATAACGCTCCAACATAGAAGCCTGCGAACGGCAGACCACCTTGCCGCCGGAAGTGCAGAAATCGAAGGTGGCAAGTGCCCATTCCACCACGCTGCGCTTGAAATCATTGTTGAGCATGATGGTGAGTTGGTTGGCGGCAACGCGACACAGATTCCAGGTGGCCGTGACCACCTTCACTGTATCAATAAACTCCACCTCCCTCGGCAAACGGATGCAAAGGTAATCTTCCTTCGCGCTCTTGTCGTAGTCTTGTATGCCACATAAATGTTGCACCTCGGCAAAGGAGAGATAGTCTGTGTTGTCGCGTTTGTGGATTTTCTTGCCGCCGTTGGGAGCACCGCCAGCCATCATGTTACGCCATTGTTGTTCTGAAAAACATCGAGTGCCGACATCCTGGTTATCGATGGAAGCAGGTACCAGACCATTTTTCAAAACAAAATACTCCGGCATATACATACTGAAAACCAACGGTTCATCTTTCGCCAACGTATGATTCGGATTGCGGTGCCGAAAAAACAAGCAACGGCTGGTTGGCATTCTCAGATAAATATTAGGCATGGCGAAGGAGAGGTTATTGCGTTTTTTTGTAATGCGAAAGGATGCCATCCGTCACGGCGAGGCAATAGCTGAGCACATCTCTTGATTTGCGCTTGCCAACCAGTCTATCCAGTTTCTCCGTCTGCTCGTTGTCGAGATTGAATGCCAGTGCCACGGCATCAATGTATGCGCCGCCACTCTCTGTGTGCTTGATGAAGTTGTGGCCAAAGCGCTTGCCAGAGTCAAAAAACTGGTTGATGGCCATGATCATATCTTCCAGCGTGTAGGCAGTAGGCAGCGGGCGGAATTTAGCAATCTTCTCTGAATAGGTCTTTAGGCGTTTCTCGAGGTAGTCGTTGATGCTGTCGGCATAATCCATATAGAGCTGCGCTTCCTTGCTTTCGCTCTCCTGTGGCCGCACCGACTGGAAATAGCCGCCAAGATGTTTCAACACTTGCAAAACGGCATCAAACTGCTGAAACTGGATGTTGTGCCCAAACAATCCGTCCATGTCGTCGCGGATTTCGAGCAACAGACCTTCCAACATATCAGCCAGGAACGTGAGCTTGTAAAGCCGTGCCGTCAGCCGCTGAACATTGGCTGAAGCATCGGCCTTGGAATAATCAACGAAATACTTCAACAGATGCGTAAACGACAAAGTCTCCACCTCTTCATTGGAATGCAGATTTGTCTGCACAACCGACGACAAGAGCACATCGGCCAACTGCCGGTCTTGCTTCTCAATCTGCCGCACCAAATTGGCGAGCACGCTGGAACCTTTTGCAGATCGTGAAGCTGCTTCAACGAAACGATTGCGTTTCTCCACCATCGCCTTATATTCTGGATGACGGAAAAGCACGCTCAACGTCTCTGCATATTTCTCAATCGGTACATCGTTGAAGTTAAACGTATAAATGGTGGGCTTGGCCACAACATTGGCCAAGTCCTGAGTTTGCTGTTTTTTATTCATTGCCTAAATCCGTTTTAAACATAATGAACATACTTTTCATTTCCCGGTATGGCCATATCCACGGTCGCCACGTACCGTTTTTCGCAATTCCGTCACCTCCACAAAGTCCAGTGACTCGGTGCGCTCCAAACAAATCTGACATAGTTTTTCGCCCACCTTATAGCGTGGCATGTCGGGCATGACATGATAGAACACCACTGAAATCTCTCCAGTGTATGACTCATCGACAGTGCCTTGTGAGTTGGAAAGCACCATCCCCGTCTTCCACACAGAAGAACGGGCGCGAACGTTGAAGGCTCGGATGTTATGGCCGTCATATTCGTTGACTGGCTGCAAAGCAAAGCCAAGGCCATATTTCCACACGTTGGGGGCCACCTCTTCTTCGCTAACGGCAAAGCAGTCGTAACAGAAATCATTCTCATACCCAGAAGCCTTAACCGGAATCTGGGCTTTTTCGTCTAACTTTTTGAAAAATACTTTCATTATATCTTGAAATTAGGGAGGTATGCTTGCATACGCTCGTTGATAATCTTGCTGATTTGTGCCGCCACGATACGCGCATCTTCATGCGCCTTTCCTGTTGTGTCACGCAAGCGCATATCTATGATGTGGTGCCATTCGTTCAAGGTGTAGGTGTAGGCACAAATGGTGTACGTATTAAACGTCAGATTACCGCGTGCATCCTCTGGCTTGAGTCCTGTCCACAACAAAAACTTATAGACCTTCTCTGCCACCCAATAGCCGAAGTGAGAGGCCCAGCGCTGATACCACTTAGAATTGGCCTCCCAATGCGGGCGACAAATCATCACGCCGCCTTTCTTCGCGAGATTCACGTAACGTGTGCTCTGCTCCGCTATATTGTTTGGTGATTTACGGTTATAGGATTCTCCTTGTATGCGCTGCGTTGTCACCACTAAGGTCATACGCAACAAGAGAAAAGCATCGTCGCAATGATATTTCTGTGCCTTCGCGATGAACACTTCTTCTGTGACGATATATCTGGAGAGCATCTGCAACAAGTCTTTATGCTCACCAAGAAATTGGCTATTCGTGCTAATCCACACTTTGCTGCCCTTGACGGCATAATCTATATATGGCGAAGCCACCATGAGCGACCATACATGAATCGTGTGCAGTAACTTCTCGTTCGGCACAAAGAAATACGTGGTGCCGTGACGATACATCGACCGATGGCCGCTTTCCCAGAAGCCCTTACAACGTTCTTGGTCGCGCTTCAAGATGAAAGCTTCAGTCTCTTCTTCTGTCAGTCCTTCTGCCGGCTGCTTTCCTTTTGCCTTGTAGCATATTCTGCCCACACGTGCGATGTGTTGGAACAACGATTTCTGCGGCCACCATTCGACCGACGCATTTATGAATTTCATCACTTATGAATTTTAATTTGTTATTTAAAAGGTAAAACATGTTCTCACCGAATGAGATATTTGATGCGCAACACTTCATCCGCCAGCGCCTCAGTCGTCCCATTGTTGACTATGCAATAGTCGTAAAAAGCCTTTGGCAAGAATATCCGTTCCTTGTCGCGCTTGAGACGTTCTTTACTGACACCGCGACGTAAACGAATGCGCTCTGAGGCATACACACTGATGGAGAAGCGTTTCATCCACGGAAAACGGCGACACAACATCTTCAATCCTTCTTCATCAACCACGTAGATGCCCGCCTCGCCAATCTGCTCCACCGTGGTCCAATATTCGTAACCGCCATATTTAGTGTAAGCCAACATCTTGTCGCGCGGCACGTCACATTTTTCCACGAAATGATGTTCAACGCCGTCAATCTCTCCTGGGCGTTTGGGGCGCGTGGTGTAAGAACACAACACCTTGTAGCCACATAACTCAGAAAGCATACGCGCCACCGTGTCTTTTCCCACGCCGCTCGGCCCTGTAATTGTTATTAATTTCATGTTGTATTTTTTGATTTATGATGTGAATTTTTCCGATAGACAATCATAGAACTTTCATAGAACTTTCATAGGACTTTTAGTAGACTTTTAATAGACTTGAAGTAGACTTGCTCAAAGCATAAAAATCAATGAATATTTATAGAATTTAGCCTTTTAACTCATTCCAAACACGCCTGCAAATCTGCCTATATGTTTTAACATCGAGTTCTGCTTTGCAGACATGGATAAGGTAGTTATAGGTCACTGTCTTACTTTGGCCCAACTGATTCCATTTCACGTTTGTCTGACCTTCATTGTATTTCAGGCTACATCGTGAGAGTTGATGAAACAAGTCAAGCCCGTAAGGATGCGACCGCAACGCCCAACCGACCTTGGTCCACTCATGATAACTCTCGGTGATATTTTTCTGATTGGCAACAAGTTCCTGCACAATTAGTTCTATCAATCGGTCTTGCACTCGTCGCTGCTCCCAGAACTGTGCCCCACCTTTATCATTGTAGATAGCGCCGCTACCATAGCGATACGATGGCCTGAGCGCATTCGGAAGCGCATACGGAATCGCCGGTGGAATGTACTCTTCCACGCCCCTATACGGCACCACGTTCTCATTAATATATATACGTTCCGGCTCATCCCACGATGCAAAACGCACGCGCCCGATATTGCTGCAAGCCTTGTCAAGCCGAATGCCAAGGCTTGCATATTCCTTCAACAACGCTTTAAACTGCGCCTTGTGGCGGTCGGGGTACGCCAGACGCACCAAGCCGAAATATCCGCTGCCGGAGCAGGAGCGCATGAGGAGCCCGATTTCTGGACGAAAACGGCAAACCATGCGGATATTGTCGAAATTGCTCAACTGCACGTTGTCGGCAAGGTCAATGTCGATGGCGAGCCATCCCGTATGTTGCTGAAGATGGCTCTCACGGCGGCTCACCATTACGCGCTTGCCAGGATGCGTCAAACTGTCATCTTCATAAAGCGCGAAGAGACCGCTGAGCGTGGCTCCAGGCAACATCTTTTTGGTCTCGATATATTCAGGCATCTGCTTGGCCTGACTGCCATACTTCTGCCGAAGATCGCGCAAACGCTGCACATACGGCTTCCAACGATCAGTCAGGCAAAACTCGCGGATGGTCATCTGCTGGATGCACTCACCCGTTTCACGGTCAACAAAACGCCCATAGGCATCGGTTGACTTCTCATACACAGAACATAATTCCTCGAACATTTGATTTACATTTTTGATGTCGGTGACAAAATTAAAAAATATATGATAATCTCGCAATGAAAACTTGTTTAATCTTGCTCTATCATAGGATTTTTAACTTTACAGGGTGTTTTCAGGGATTTTATGGCGGTTAGTCTCTGGTTGCATTAGTTATTATAATGTCTAATGCAACGTCAAGAAATCTTCATAGCCAAACAAAAATTTGGCTATGGTTTGTCTCTATCTTTGCGCCAAGTTCAATCATGAACGAAACTAAACAAACACAAAAACTATGCAGATTAAAACTAACAACGGCGACTTCGATGTCGCCAGCAAAGGCTTTGGCAACACGGCCCTCGGTCTGGGCATTGCGGGCTTGGCAACAAGTCTGCTCGGTGGCGGTGGCGCTTTGCTCGGAGGCTTCGGCAACAAGCCGGCCATGAACACCAACGACCCTGATGCGCGATTCGTCACGAAGTCGGAGACTAACCTCATTCAGGAGAACTCCACACTCAAAACGGAGCTTGCCATTCAGAAAAGCGAAAACTACACCGATAAAAAGTTGGTGGAAGTGACGGCTTACATTGAGGGCAAAATCAATCGCCTCGAAGACAAAGTGAATGCCAATAAGGATGCTCAGCAGGCCATCAATGCTCAGCAAATGGCTTATAACGCCGCAGCAAATGCCAACATCGACGTACTGAAGTCGCAGGTGGCTGCGCTGACAAGCGTCACGAAGATGTACATTCCGTCCAGCAATGTTTGCCAAACGAACTGCGGATGCGGATGCACCGCCTAAAAAATGATTGAAGATGCATTTCAAAAATTCACAAATCCTGGCAGCCGTCGTGTCCGAATGGGCACGACCTGCCATTTCTCAAATAGCAACGGGAAAGCTCATGCACCTGCCCATGCTGCAATCCATGCAGGCCACCATCGCCTCTATGGGGCTGGTTAGCGGCGATTATGCGTTGCAGAAAGACATCGAACCGCTCATTCAGCCCATAATCAACTCGCTCGTCACACCAATTCTCGCCAAATACTTCGCTCAAATCCCTGAAGAGAGCATCCCGCAGATGGCACACGACATCGTGGAAAAGGTCAGATACAACGGCCCATTGTCTGTGCTTGAAGGCATGGTGACTTTCGACGAGGAAGACCTTGACGAATTGGCCGACCTGTTGCAGAAGAACCTCCCCGTTGAAACGACGGAGACTTATCAAATAAAGAGATAGAAGAAACATGAAAAGCGGCGGCAAGCATCGTCGCAATATTAAAACAAAAAAGATTATGAACAAAAAAACGCTTCCGGCCAACATTACGGCCACACTTGCAGTTGGCGCAACGGCCACTGCTCCTTATTATGATGTCAACATCACGCAACAGCTCTGCACACCGGCCTGCGTGGACGAAACGCCCGTGTTCTCTCCTACTTTCATGGTGAAAAGCATCGCCAATGTCGGCACGTCGCAATATTTGGTGGTGATACACGTGGAGGGCGTGGTCAACTACATTCCTTGCAACTGCGGCCCATGCTGCACGAGGTCTCAAGTCATCAGTCAGGATTTCACGATTCCCGTCTTTAGTGCAACGCCCGTAACCGCCGTCAACACATCCGTCGGAACGGTGCAAAACGGCATCGCACGCATTGCCTGCTGCGCCTGCTCGAAAACGTTTGTGTCCGACGTACCATTGACGCTGACCATTACAAATGCCTAATAAGTTATGCTCCTGCTGACTACTTTTGCCGCCATGATAGCCGCCACCCTTATTCACCATCTCGGACTGGCACAGGCCATCGCCGGGGTTGTGAAGAAGGTGACGGATTGCGGCCAGTGTTTCACGTTTTGGACGACACTCACGGGCTTGCTCTATTCCGGCGGCAACATCATCACGAGCATGCTTCTGGCCATCATGATGGCCTACTTATATAATTGGTTTGTTTTACTTTTGTTGCTTTTGCAACGAATATTCACTAACTTGTATGGCAAAGAAACAGAACGACGACAAAAAGACGAATAAGGATGAACAAAAAGTCAGCACCAAACGTGTTGGCTTCTTCGCTACCTTAGTACCGGCAATACCAAAATTCAAAGGCATTTGCCCTAACTGTTAAAACATAAACAAAACATGAAATACATACAACTGATTGAACAGGCAAAAACACATGGTGTGACATCGGAAAAGAAAATGTGGAACGCAATGGAGAAGATGTCGTGCGACCTCTCCTTGCTGGAAGAAGAAAAACCAGCGCTCTACTGGCGCATCATGCGCAACCAACATGCCGTGCTCTACGACCGCCACTATAGTGAGAAATTCGCCAACCACGATGTCAACCGCCTTGTCTACAGTAAAACAGACGAGAACGGGGAACCGGCAGGATATGGCGCCCACTGGACACGTGCGCAGATCATCGACGCGACCAAGGGCATGAAGTTTCACCAGAAGGTCAACGACTGGGACAAATATGTCGCCTTTAACGCCATGTATGCCGACCTTTCGGCAAAAATGACCGACGAGGAGATCATCAAAGCTGCTTATCTGTTTTACTTCTGCGATGCCGACTGGCAACCGGAAGACGACAACTGCACGAAAATCTGGGACTACACGGCGATGCACGCCAATATGTAGCTCGCTGAATCTCAACGAATAAAAACAGGAAGCCCCTTGCGAAATGAAAACAAAACGTAAAGGGGCTTCCTTTTGATGAAAAAATCTGAAAACTAATACGTTTATAAGATATTCTAATCGAAAACGCATTTGGGATAAGATAATCTTTTCTAACTTCGCTATCCTCAAAAACCACTTGAAAACATGCAATTACGTCATCTACGCTCTTTCGTCTCTGTTGCCGAAACGCTTTCTTTTTCTTTGGCAGCCATGCGATGTTTCGTCACGCAGTCGGCCATCAGTCAACACATCAAAGCGCTGGAAGACAAACTTGGGTGCAAACTATTTATTCGCTCTTCACATGAAATCACACTAACGGAAAGCGGAGCGGCCTTGTTGCCGCGTGCAAAAGAGATTCTCAAACAAGCCGAAGACTGTAAGGAACATATAAACGCTATCAACAACTGCATGAAGGGAGAGCTGCGCATCGGCGTTGGCTCGTTTATCGCACCATACATCCGCGAGGCGGCACTCCGCTTCATGGAGCGATACCCCAACGTGCGGCTGAATGCAGAACTTACCAAGGCAACAAGTCTCAACCGCTTGCTGAAGGAACATACCATCGACCTGGCATTCACGATGAACACAGCCTACCAGGATGAAGGCATTGAAACACAACCTTGCATCCCCTTTCACATCTACGCCGTCATGCGAAACACGCATCCGCTGACACGCCTGCCAAAGGTGACGTATGAGGATTTGTTGAAGCACAGCGTGATTATGGCAGATGTGGGCGACCGCTTGTTCAACACTTTTCAACAATACCTGCAACACGACCTGACGAAACTAAATGTCAAGTGCATCGTCAGTGACCCAGACGAAGACTTGGCCATTGTAGAACAAACGCCTTACATCACCTTCATGTCTAAACTCTACATGAAGCAACATCCAACGTTGGCAGCTCGTCCAATCGTCGGCCTGGAACACGAATTGATGAGCAACGCGCATTGGATGCAAGATGTGCCAATGAAACGCTCAGCGCAAATCTTTCTTGACATCATCCGATAGGAGGTGGTGCCCTACATTAAAGAACTTGAAAAACTCTACTGAGACTTCTACAAAAACCGAAAAAAAGAACAATTTCCAAATATCCAACTTATCTCATGCAGCTGCACGCCGATGGGCAAAAGTTCAACTTTGAACTTCTGACCTATCGGCGTGCTCGTTTTTGGACTTTTCGTCCGAATCTCTAAAAAAACTCCGAAGCGACACGAACTTAAAAGTCAAAAACAGATACAAAAGTCCATAAGAAATCCATACTGTGTCCCCTATTCGTCTGTTGATTAATTTGCTTTTTCTTCTTGGAACACAATTACTTATCATTCAAAAGTCCAAAAATTTTATTATTTCATTAAACCTATACGTGAGAGGAATACGTTTTATAAAATAGAAATTCATGAAATAGAGTGATTTTATGGCGATTTCGCCCCATCAATTTGCCTTTATAAAAAGCGCTAACTCATTGGAAGTCTTTAGTTTACAACAAAGTTGTAGATGCTACCTACTACATAATTGGGGTTCGGGTATTTTGATTTTGGGAAATATAAAAATACGGCGAAATTTCTATATAGTGTTGGGCGATTTGGGCGGATTTTTGGACTTTTGGCAGGAACGAGATACTGAAAGTCCACAAAATCAGTTAGTTAGAAAAGTTCGTAAAGTTAGACGAAGTTCATACCAGATATGGACGGCTACGGACAGGAGAGAAACAAAAAAAACGGGCCGCGACATCGCTGAGAGATGGCGGCCCGCTTCAAACGAAAGTGCGGCGTTGTTGCGAAATAGAACAAAATGCGGGAAGGAGGCGGTTGACCAAGAATGCCGAAGCCGCTCACCATCGATGCTGCTGCACATAGAAAGAGCGACAATGCCGCTCATAAGAGAGACACTGCCGCTCACATGGGTTACTGCTGCCGCTCATAAGCGTCACGACTTGCCCTTCATGAATTTGGTGGCCTTGTTCATGCTGTCGTAGAGGTTGCCGTGGCCGAACATATCAATCTTGGCGGGGATTGGTTCACTCAGGCGCTTCAAGAGCGCGTTTGCGGCCTGCAAAAGCGCGTCATTGGCCGCAACATTGCTCGCAATCAAATCGCCCGGCAGAGAAGCGCCAGGAAGATCGGCGGATTCCGCCACATTGCCGCCGTCGAAGGTGCGGCGGACACTGCGTCCGGAATAATTGCGGTCGAAGTTGACAAGCGCCTTCAACAGTTGCGGACTATTCAGCATCATGGCGCGTGTCGTTTCGCGGCCGATAACGATTTCTGGCCCCTTCTCAGCCACGAGCGATGGCTGGCCGTTGATGGTGGTTGCCGTTGGCGTTGTCAGTAAGTTCACGCCGCCATGCCGCGCGTTGTCTTCCTGAGCCATGAAGATTTCGCCAGTGTCGGCCACGTATGGCCGCAATCCTTGAACGTTTCCGGAATCATAAGTCAGCATTCCGGAAGTCACCCTGAAGTTGGTGGAGTTGGCATCTGCCGCCTTATTGCCGCCAAATGCACTCGACAAAGCGCCTTTGGCCATCGACAGAAGACCGCCAAGCACCGCACCAATAACGGCGATGAGCGGGATGCCCCACCACCCGAGTTTACCGACAGTTTTGGCGGAACCTTCAGCTATGCCGGCCGCCGTTCCGACACTGGCACTTGCAACGGCGGTGTTGGCGTCTTCAACGGCTTGTGTTTTCTTCGTAACAGACAATTCCTTCTCAGATTGCGCCATCAACGTGTTGTAGAGTTTCGTCATCACAAACTGCGTGAGCTTCTGTTTGACATATTCGCCCGTGAGGTCGATGAAGGAATTTATCATGTCGCGCGTGGCTTGCTTCACCGATTTACTCTCGTCGGTCAGCGCTTCGCCCAAGGCCGTGCCATACTGCTCAATCGGCTTATACCATTTCATCTGCGCTTCGGCCGTTGCCTTCGCTTTCGCTGCCACGGCATCCATCAACGAGTCGTTGAGTTCCGCAACGCGTTGTGCGGCCGCAATGCGGTCTTCATCGCTACCCTTGTGTGCTTCAATATATTGATAATAGACCTTCGCCTGGTCGAGTTTCAGTTTCAGCAATTCCAGCTCGGGGTCGGTCGCCTGGCTCTGTCCCCACGGCGACACCGTGTCGGCGTTTGCGCCAAAAGCATATCGGCGAGCGCTCTCACTGTTGGCCCTCTTTTGCGCTTGAATGGCGGCTTGCCCTCGTTTATATTCGTCTGACTTATTCCAACGATATTCATTCAACTTCGTGCGCTCCTGGTCGTTCTTCTTCATCGCGGCCGTGTATTCCTCGTCATACTTGATAATGCGGTCGTAAAACAGTTGCCATTCCTCCGCATTGTCGCCAAGCGTCTTCATGATGCGGTTGCCAATGCCGCTTGCGTCGTCGCCAAAAAGCAGGTTGATGAGCGAGAGACGGCCTTTCGCACTGCTCACGTCAATCGCGAGCAGCTTCACAATTTCGCGCCGTGCCTGCTCAAACATTTCCATAATAGCCTCCTTGCGTTTGTTGAATGCCGCCCGCCCCTCTTTGTTGTCTTGATTCTCCAAATCGCTAAGATTGGCATAGCCAGAACGGTTGAACGACTCATAAGCACCGCTCTTCACGGCATTAGTAAAGTCAAGTCCAAGAATATCCTTCTGGCGCTCCTGTTGCTGCTGCGCCTCCAGCGTCAAGTTGTCTTTCGCGTTCTTGGTGGCCTTTTTGAATATCTCAGCCAAAACAGAGTGCATGGGGATGCCAAGTGCTTTTGCCAGCGTGCCGATTTTTTTTCTCAGCACATTCACGTCACTGTTCACAATGCTCTCCAGAAGTTCCTCAGAGAGATTCGTCCCCGTGGCATCCGCCTGCTCCAACATCTGCTTCTTCAACTCCAGCTTCATCGCCTCCCAGACGTTAGCCTTTCCCGCAATGGCCAGTCGCACCTGTTCGAGCGTCTTGTTTTTCCCTTTCTTCAGAGGTGCCACATACATCTCCTGTTCCGTCTTGTCCATGCCGCGTTCAATGGCCTCCTGCAATTTGACATTGATTTGCCGGTCAAAGAAGTTGGAGACGTTATCTATCAAAGCATTGGCTTCCGACTGCGCGTCTTTCAAATCATCGCGCTGCGACTTAATACGCTCACGCTTTTCACGTGCCAAACGTTTTTTCCTTTCGGCTTCGGTTTCTTCGTCGGATAAGGTGCCGAGGTCGTCGACGGGAGGTTCATAATTACCAATCCATGGTTTGTACATGGCATTGACTTCGTTCAATGATTTAACAAAATCATTGCTTCTATTACGATACTGGTTAAGAGCTCTCCATACATCACCATCGACGTAGCTTATACTAGCAAAATATACCCCATTTTGGTCATAATCTGTCATGGTGTAACCACCCTTTTTCCAGTTCCGATCCATTTCGATTCTGCGACTTTTAGCACCTTTGGTAACCATGTTGGATAACGGGTGTTTTCCACTCTTTATGGCCTCCTTAACATGCTTCATATAGACGGTTCGCACATCCATTCCGCTTTCAAGCTCTTTTACTATCAAGTTATAAGAATCCGGCGAAAAGCCAGGGGATTCTTTCAGAGCCTTGAGAAGCTGCTTGGCAGCCCCTTCCTTCCCCCTGCGGCCATTGTCCTCCACCTCTTCAAGCGCCTTTTGCTTGAATCGATAATAAGTCGCTTGAGAAATAGCCGTCGTCAACTTGTTATAGTGCTTACGCAAATCGTCCACCGATTTGATTTCGATACCGAGGTTCGTGAGATATTGCCGATATTCCGAATTAATGCGGCGAATCAGTTTCTGCTTACTCTCCTGCGACATGTTAGCATCGTCCAATCGCTCCTTATAATGCTTCAGCCTGTCTTGTAGTTTCCCAACTTCCACCGCCGCATCCGTCAACGTACTCTTCCAAGCATTGGCCTTGCGCCGTGCTTCTTCGGCTTCCTCCTTTGCTCGTTTTTCAGCATCTACAAACGACATAATAACTTCGACGGCGGTCATGACTAAAGCAATTAACGCTCCGAGAGCATTGGCTTTGACGGCATTGTTGAATGCCACCTGCGCGGCTTTTGCAGCACCAAGACTGGCAGTATATTCACGGATGAGAACAATCGCCCCTTTGATGATAGCGCCCATCTGCGCGAATAATTTGACGCCAGCGATTAGACCGCGGGCCACAAAAAAATTGACCAACACAGGCAGGAGATACACCAACGACTTGACGCTGCCTAACACCAGCGCAAGAGCACGATTTAGGGTTCCACGGAACAACGGACTATTAAGCATCTCATTGGACATGTCATACCATATCTGAGCCAACTGCTTGACATTCTCAACCCCTTCCGTCGACACAAACGCCTTCTCCCAAAGATTGTTGGCGCGGTCGAGGATGCCGACGGCACTCGTCTGCTGCATGTTATATTCATTGGTGACAGCCGTTGCTTCTTCAAAAGCCGTTTCTGCCTCGTAGAGATGGTCTTTCAGTAAGTCCACGTTTTTCGCCATCGTCACCATTGTTGTAATCAGACGCTGACCGTTAGAACCAAGCGGCTTAAAGATGTCGCCCATCTGACTCATATTGCCCTTTTCACGCAACTTTTCAAAAATCATGACCATCGCCTCTATGCTCTTCCCGGCTTCAAACATCTTCGAGATGATACCTTTCTGCAAGCCGAGGTCTGCTTCAATCTCTTTATGATTGCGCTGCATCGACACGATGAATTTGGAAATCGCCGTGGCGCTGACTTCCGGTGCCAGGAATAGCGCATCGGAGGCCGAACCGAGAGCCAACAATTGATCGGCCGTGATACCTGCCGTTCGCGAGATACCTGTCAACCTTTTGGCAAATTCCACGATGTTACCGCTCGTTGCAGTACTCGTGGCTGACAACTTAAACATGGCTGAACCCGTTGCCAACATCGATTTTTCAACGCCCATCTTCGGAATCAAGCCCATCGTCTCCACCAATTTGGCCAAGGCGGGCAAAGCCTTCTCGCCCATTTCCTCGCCGATGGCCACGTTTATTTGGTCGGCGGCACGCACAAAACCAGCCAAACCTTCAGAGCCATACTGGCCCATGCCAAGCTTCGCGCCCTCGTAGGCCAACTTTGCCAAGCCTTCCAAATTTGTACGTGTTTCAATTTGCGCCAAGGAAGCCGAAAGTTTTTCGATTTCCTCCGAGGTGAGACCACTGACCTTTCGGATGTCGGTCAGCGAACTTGAATATTCAAAGTTCTTTTTGATGGCCGAAGTAATGACCCCCTGCAACATGCTGAACACCTGAAAGAGTCCAACGTATGCCGTCAGATTCTTCAACGCCGTTGACCAAGCACCGCCATGCTTTTTCGCAGCCCCCGTCACCTTGTCGATGTCGGCTTTAATGCGCTGCATATTTTTTTGTGTCTCAACAAACTGATTACTGCGAACGTTTACCTGCTTCAGTTCCTCTTCCAATTGCTTGTAAGCCTGACGCAGTTCTTCGAGCGATGCCTTTCCGCTTTTACTACGAGTAATGATGTCGTTGAGTTTCGTCTGCGACAATCGCGTGCCCTTCAACGTCTGTTCGAGCATCGCATATTGCTTGCGAAGGGCGGCAACGGCATTAGAGCCTGCCGGCAATTGCTGAATTTTCTGTGCAATCACCTCCATCGTGCGTTTGATGTCTTCGCCCGATGCCTTGCCAGGCTCAGACAATACCTGACGCATCTGTTTCCAGCTAATGGTGGCTTCACGTGCCTTGCCAGACACCGCCTCCAGACGCGCTTCAACCTGCGCCAACAAATCGTTGTATCTTTGGATGGCCTGTGTGTCAGTCACCGACGTGTTGTCACGCGCCTCCGTCAGTGTGGCGCGGGCACGGCGCAGGTCGGAGGCCGTCGTGTCTGGTGCGCCCAGGGCAGCGGCGGACGCATCTGCCTCGCTCATCTTTCCCTTGCGGCGGTCTTCTTCTGCCTCCAACTTTTTCAACGTGTCAAGGTTCTGCTGATAGCCAGCTTCAGTCTTCTGCAACGAGCCTACGAGGTCGCGCTGCTGCTTGATGGCCTTGTCGAGCCATTGGTCGGACTGAACGTTTATCTCTTTCAACCCATCCTCAATCTTCACGTACTGACCTTCAATAAGTCGAATCTCGTCGCCCACCTGCTTCATCTTCTTACGAATTTCCTCGGCACGCTTCAAGTCCGCTTCCGACCCTGTGAGTTTCGCCATTTCCGCCTTTCCAGAACCAAGGGCCCGACGGAGGTCGCGAAGTTTCGTATTTGTCAAATCCTCCACCACCTCACTAAGCCGCTTCGTATCGTTGATGTTGTCGCGCTGCACCTGAGACAGCGCCTTCAACGTGCTCTCTGCTTTCTTGCAGGCCGCAGAGTTGGCCTCCCCGGCCGCCGTCATCTTCTGTATATCGGCGGTGTATTTCTCGACGAGTCGGTCAATCTCCTCCAACACCTGCTTGGCGGTTGCGGCATTGGCGGTGATGACCACTTTTGCTAATTTTTCAGTTGCCATGTCTATATTGTTTTTGTATCGTTAGAGCGGAATGTGAATCTCTGAATCCTCAAAGGCCTTGATGAGCGCCGTTTCGCCACGGAATCCGTAAAAATCCACGAGGTAATTCTGCATGCGCGATTGTAAATGGCGCAACTCCATCATAATGGCTGGACGTTGAGAGCGGCCTGCGCCAGTACGCTGCCAAGACTTAACATATCGGCGAGCATAATTCGCCTTTCGCACACTGTCGACGTCGTCGTATTTCGTTCCGAGACCCACACCCATATCAACGAAGCGCATGTAGTCGTTGAACGTAAATTCATACGTCCAATTCTCTGGCGTGTCACTCACTATTCTTCCACGGAATGAATTAACACCAACGCCTTCGGCATGCCACTGCCCACGGGCGGCACGGGCGGCATTCACAGCCATGAAGCCACTGTAGATTTCTTTCGGATAGATGCACTGCGTCTGCGTATTGATTTTCAACTGACGCAACACATCGCCAAGATACCATCTGGCGGTGTCTTTAAACTCAAAGGCCGGGTCTTGAATCGGTTTTGCCATGATGACTAATTTTTAGTTGTTTCACCCTCTGTCGGTACAATATAATTCCCATTCATTCCGCAAGCAAAAGCATAGAGTGGCTTAAATGTCTTCCAATCAACGCCAGCCACCAGCCATTGCCCCGTGTAGATTTTCGGAATCAAGCCGAAGGAGAACGATGCAGGGTCGATGCTACGCACCTCTGCCATGAGCTGCGCATCTTCTGCAAACTTTCTTCCCGTGACGGGACAAACGCCCGTGCGCTTCACTTCCATCAGCCATGAGATGAGTTGCAAGCAATGTTGCGTGAGGTCTTCTGTGGCCCGCTCTAATTGCGTGCCATTGAAGCGGCCCAACGTCTGCGAGGAATCTTTCAATTTGGATAAGAACCAAACCTGATGCGACACCTCTGCCTTGCGTGCGTCCACAAGTTCGCCCGTCGTGACCATGCTTTGCAACATACAAGGCGAATGGAGCACGTTGGCATTACGGGAAAACGTGTTTTCAAGGTCGATATAGCGGATGCGAAAGAAACGCTGGTCTTCCAGGCGCTCGCTCTCCGGATTGTGCGACAAAGGTTTGTAGATAGTCGCCCAATGTTCAAGGATATTGCTGATTGTCATGATGATTGATTTAGTTGCGTGTCGTTGAAAACAAACGAATGAAAGAATGAATGTTTGAATAAACAATTGAACAAACGAACAATTGAACAGGAAAACATTTATACGAATGAATGTTTGAATGATTGTTGGTTTATAGCATTGTTCAGCATCTTCGTGGCCTACTCTCCTGCCTTTTCCTTTGCTTTTTCATCCATCGTCTTTTCATCCTTGGTTGCTTCATTCTTTTGGTTTTCGTCTTCCTTGTTATCTTCTATCAGTTCTTTCAACTTTATATTAAAATGGCGTTCTGTCTTGTCGGCCACGATTTTCTGCATCACTCGCGCCCAGGCCGCTCCGTTGCAAGTGCTCTCGTTTTCGAGGATGGAAACAAACTGCACGGCGCAATAAACGGCGGCGAGGTAGTTGGCAAGGTGCAGTTTGTCCATATAGCCAAACAAGCCATCGTCAATGGCCGTTGCCAAGAAGATGGCCATGATGAGCACGGAGAAGTCCTGCACCATCTTGGCCATTTTCTTCGACCTCAGTTTGCCATCCATTTTACATTTTGGATTCTTCTTGATTTGTTCTCGGAAGCGGGAATAGATGCGGCGATTGCAGCGCCATGCCGTGTAGCAGTCGAGCACGAGGGCGAAGAAACACACGGTGATGAAATTAAAACTCGGTTCGATGTAGCACCACACCACACTGATGATGCTGGCTACCACGCGGGCAAGGGAAAAGGTTGTGTTCATGTATGTTTATATTTTTGTGTTTGATGGGGCAAAAATAGAAAACAAGCATGAGGCGCATCGGACATACCCTGTCGCCTTATGTCCGGACGGAGCAGGAGAGAAATACTAACTTTACGGCATAACAAACAAAAAACGAACATGTCTGGATTAACCAACAATACGCTGGCCCGCATTGACAAATGGCTGAGCTACGGCACGAGCATCAAGGCGGCCTTTCCAAAGTTAGAGCAGCGCTATCGCATGCAGGTCTGCTCAGAATTTTACAAAAGATGGGTGCAAAATCGCGACATCGACCCGCGCACCGTTTGCCGCAATATTGCCCGGCGCGACTATGAAATGTTTTTCAACCAAGCCGCGCAGGGCAACGAGGAAGCGCAGGCATACGTGCTTGCACTGAAGATCACGCTCGACGACGAGGGCAATATTTGCCCACGCACCGTCACGGAACTCAACAACGACGTTATGGTGTGTAACCATCTCATCCGCTTTTTCCAAACGGATGAGAGTCCGCGCCACAAGGCCATGTTCCTCGGTTCGGCGGAATGGCTCATCCGAACGGGCAAACAACAAAACAACGACCGCGCCGTGGCAAAGGGCATGGAGGCCCTGGCAAAGGTTTACAAGGATTTCGACGAAGAACGCGACGCGACGGACGAGATGCCCGACATGAGCCGCATTGCCATCACGCAAGACGTGAGCATCGTGAAACGCGATCGCGTCAACTATACCGAAGAAGAAAAACTGCGCATGGCACGCAAATATGGTCTTACAACTAAAGACCTCCAAGAGATTTTAGATGAAGAACTGCTCAGCGGAGGGAAGAAGGAAGAAGAGCCAGATTATTTTGAGTATTTGGAGGGGAAGAGCGAGGAAGAAAAAACGGAAACGGAAGAAGCCAATCTTTGAAACGATGGGCATTGTTTTTGAAAACGATGTGCCGACACTTTGCATCAAAACGTTTAGCCCTTAAAAATCGGAGGTTCGACTCTTTTCATCAAAAGGTTCGGCTCTTTTCATCAAAAGGTTCGAACCTCAATAAAAAACATATCATTGATGACTTGGAAAAATTGTAACAAATCAACAAAGGAATGAACATAAACATTACGCTTTCCGAAGCCTTAGACCGCGCTTCGGCACGACTGCGAAAGAAGATGCGCCACTCGGTGGAACTATTGCAAAAGGCAGAAAAACTTGCGCTGAGCTATGATGCCGAGCAAGGTTATTATTTAGCCTTCAGCGGCGGCAAGGATTCGCAGGCGCTTTACCACCTGGCGCAATTGGCAGGCGTGATGTTTCAGGGACACATGAACCTCACGAGCGTTGACCCTCCGGAGGTGATACGTTTCGTTAAGAAGAACTATCCCGAAGTGGAACTTATCAAGCCCAAGAAATCCATCTTTCAAATTGCAATTGAACGGCAGATTCTTCCGACAATGAGAGTTCGCTGGTGCTGCGAAGAATACAAAGAGATGGCAGGCGCTGGTAAAGTGACGCTTATCGGCATCCGCAAGGCAGAGAGCGCACGGCGGGCGAAACGCAACGAGGTCGAAATCAGTAGTCGGAAATTCAGTGGCGACCTTGAAGCGCTGGAGACCTACAGGCAGGAACAACGCGCAAAACGCGCACGGCGACAGTCAAAGAAAAAGGGCGTTAACATCACGAATGCCAACGAAGAAACGACCCTTGGTTGCATCCACGGCAAAGAGAGTTTGCTCATCTCGCCCATCATCCACTGGGCGGAGCAAGATGTATGGGAATTTCTCAACGACGTAGTGAAAGTGCCACATTGCTTACTCTATGATGAAGGCTGGCACCGCATCGGCTGCATAGGTTGCCCAATGAGTTCGTACAAGCAGAAAACGCTGGAAAACGAACGCTATCCGCACGTGAAACGCGGTTGGCTTCGGGCCATCAAAAAAATCCGTGATGGGGGGGGTATTCAAAAGAGAATATATCTGGTGGAACATCCGCAGGGACTGGATGCCACTACAAAACGTCGGCGGATTGCTCAGAACGCAAACGACAGCATCCAAAAATCGCAACAAGACCCCTCTGCCGGGTTTTCACCTTGCTCATCTTCTGACCGCTTGAACGATGAGCAAGAAAACGAAATAGCGGAAAATATCTACAACTGGTGGATTTCGGGAAAATCATACAAACAATGGTATGCCGAGAAATTCCAACAGATGAAATTGGATTTTAAAGAGGAAACTAACAATGGCTAAAGACTGGACGGGCGGCACGGCTGCCGTTTTCAAAACATTAGGGGCGAGCAACCACAAAGACGGGGAACGCCAACGAGAAGACTATTATGCCACAGAGCCAAAGGCTACGAAATAGCTCTGTCGGTTGGAGCAGTTCGAGGGCAGGATTTTGGAACCTTCGTGCGGCGAAGGGCATATCAGCGAGGTGCTGAAGACGGCCGGATATGAAGTGGTAAGCCGAGACCTGATAGATAGAGGTTACGGCGAGGTGGCGGATTTTCTTGCCATTGACAATCTGGCATGGGATGGCAACATCGTGACCAACCCGCCATACCGATATGCGCAGGAGTTTGTAGAAAAGGCACTCAGCATCATTCAAGAAGGCAAGAAGGTGGCGATGTTTCTCAAACTGACGTTTCTCGAAGGCAAAGCCCGTCGCCATCTTTTCCGCACTACCCCCCCCATTCGGGTATGGTGCAGCTCGTCACGACTAAAATGCGCCATGAACGGCGATTTCTCGTCGATGGATAGCAGCGCACAAGCCTACGCCTGGTTTATTTGGGAGAAAGGATATAAGGGTGAGACAATTATCAAATGGTTTAACTGACAAGGCAATGATAGAACTCAACAGAATTTACAACGAAAACTGCCTCGAAGGAATGAAGAAGATTCCGGACGAAAGCGTGGATTGCATTGTGTGTGACTTGCCATACGGCGCATTGAATAAAGGAAACGAAAAAGCGCAATGGGATAACGTTATCCCGACGGAACTGCTATTTCGGGAGTATTGGCGTGTAGCAAAAAACACCGCGCCTGTCATCCTCTTCTGTCAAGGAATGTTCACGGCGCAACTGATGATGGCGGAAAGGAAGAACTGGCGATATAACCTCGTGTGGATGAAAGACAGGCCAACTGGCTTTCTCAACGCGAAGCGCATGCCGATGCGAAAACATGAGGACATCGCCGTGTTCTATCGCGCTTTGCCGACGTTCCATCCGCAAATGCAACAAGGACTTCCATCTCATCCGCGAGGGCACAAATACGGGAAATCGGATGGGAACGCTTGCTACGGCAGTTACGACATAGAGAAATTCTCCAAGGAAATGACCACGGAGAAATACCCAACGTCGGTGATTTACTTTCCTAAAGAGAAACAACTGGAAATGCACCCAACGCAAAAGCCTGTCGCACTTCTTCAGTATCTCATCCGCACCTACTCCAACGAGGGCGACACAATCTTAGACAACTGCATGGGGAGCGGCACTACTGCCATTGCAGCCATCCGAGAAAAACGCAAATTCGTCGGATTTGAACTCAACAAGGCATATTACGAAAAAACCTGCAAACACATCCAAAAGGAACAAGCGCAACTCACGCTGTTCTAACACACACCAACACTTAAACAATGAGCAAACACGGACGAAGCAAATATTTCAATAAGATTCCGCCTTTTAAGCCCGACCCGGAACACTACACACGGAAACAACACTCCTGGAAGGCAAAAGTGGCCTACGAAACGGAGGAAGAAGCGTGGGAGTTCCTGCAACAGAATCCAAAGATGATGGCGCAGGGCTATCGGGCTTACCGATGCAGGGCGTGCCAGAGATGGCACGTGGGGCACAAGGCAAACTAAAGAACAATTCAAAACCAAGAACAAGAGATGCAACAAGCACACAATATTTATCTAACAAAATTCCAGCAACAGTCGCTCTACATGGGAGCGAAGGATGAGCGCGTGATTGCGGCCCGCCGCGTGGGTAAGACCGACGGACTTGTGGCTCCTTACGTCTGGACGGCAAGTAACTCAATGCCTGGTATGCTCGGCGCATGGGCGGCTGTGTCGCGCCAACAGGGATTTGGCAAAACGATTCCTGGAACGATGGCGGCGATGGAGCGTATGTTTGGCTTCAAACAAGGCATTCATTTTGGCTGGGGCCGACCACCGAAACATGCGCGAGAGAGCATTTTCAAACCGAAGAACTATGACAACTACATTTGGTTTGCCAATGGTGCCGGATGGGTTCTTATCTCTCTCTCGCAGACGGCATCTGCCAACTCCTATACTTTCTCGGCGATGGTGGGCGACGAAGCCAGATTCTTTCCTTATAAGAAGGTGACGGACGAACTGATGCCGGCACTGTCGGGTCAAACGCATCCGCTGGGCAATATCAACTTCTCAGACTACAATCCTTGGTATAAGTCGACACGCTTTCTCTCTGATGCCTCACTCACGGCGAAGGGCTCGTGGCTGGAAAAAGAAGAAGAAAAGCTGGAAAAGGAAGTAGAGACTGGCCCTTTCAAGGGAAAGACGTATCGTTGGGTGCAGGAACGCTTGGAGGAATATGCCGACAAGGTGATACGCTACAACGACCTTCTGTATAACGCGAAAAAGACAGGGCACGGAGTACACGTGGTCAACGCCGACCTACGCACGATGATACGCGCCGTTGCGCTGAAGATGATGAACCACGAGGGGGCGTTTCACATCATGCCCAACCACGGCAAACACGTGACAAAAGGCATGGTGGATATGGCTGTCAATTATAAGTTGGTGCCGCAAGACGATGCCGAACTCATTTACGATTACGAATATCTGATTACGCCAGAAGAGGACTTTGAAATGCAAATGTTCATGCACTCAAAGAAATTCTCCGAGAGCTATCTGAGAGAACTGCGCCGCGTGGCTTTCTGTGTGCGACGGGCATCATCGCTCGACAATGTCGATGTTTTGGGGGAAGACTATATCCGGCAGATGAAACGCGACCTGCCGCCCTATACCTTCGCGGTTTCAATTCTCAACGTGAAGGTGCAGAAGTCGAACGATGGCTTTTATTCCAATCTCGACATAGACCATGTTCACGGTTACATCCCCGATGAAATAGACCCTCTCACGGCCGCCCATTTTAAGACTCAGAAGGCCACGGGCATCATCAACGGCAAGCGCATCACGAGCGAGAGCTATCAGCCTGACTTCCAAGAACTCGCTGAGCGAAACGACTGCCGCATGGATGCCGACTGCATCAACGCGCTTCCGTTGTATATAGCGTTTGACTACAATGCTAACCTGAACACGCTCGTTGTCGGGCAACGGTATGAACGCGATGGCATGGATTGCTTGAACGTGATAAAGAGTTTCTACGTGAAGAACGAGCGCAAATTGCGCGAACTCATTGCGGATTTCTCCGACTATTATGCGCCAAAGCGAGCCATCAACCCCGACGTGACGTTCTTTTATGATGCCACGGCCAAGCAGGGGGCGTCATACGCTTCAACGGATGAGCGCTTCTACATGACCGTGATTTCAGAACTGGAGAAACGCGGATGGAACGTCACGGCGATTGACATGGGGGCGCCGGAACGCCACGATGTCAAACATAAGATTATTAATGAAGGCTTGGCGCACCAGTCGCCGCCGGCCATCCGCATCAACCAAACAAACAACCCAGACCTTATCATCGCCATGCAGCTCTGCGAGGTGGAAATATCTTACAGGGGATTCCACAAAGACAAATCGGGAGAGAAAAAGCCGGAGAGCGAAGATTCGGATTCTCTACCGCTCCAGCAACGAACGGACTTCACGGATGCTTTCGACACGCTATATCTCGGTGTTAAACTCTTCCTCGGTAGATGGGGATGGGTGGCCATGCCAAGTGGACGATGAACAACCACTTCGCAACAAAAAAGGCAGACGTTTCACAACGGCTGCCTTTTTCGTCTCTTCGCTAAGAGACTCGTTCTTAACTCATGATTTAAATAGTTCACTACATTATTCACACTTTACATCATCTCATGCCGCGCCCCTCGGAGCCACGACTTGAGGTTTATATATTGCTCATGGTCGAAATTGGCATCCCGCCATGCAGCATATTGCCTATATGTCAGTTCGTTTTCAACGACACGCACCATGTCTTCCACGCCAAGGAAATCGCCGTCTTCAAAATCGCAGACACCGCCACGCTCATCGGCCACCCAATACCAATTGCGGCAGCCATCAAACAACTGGCTGTTGACTTCTTCAGCCAGAGCGTCGCACGCTTCCTTGAACACACGAACAACGCCAATGGCACCATGCCGCTCCTTAGTTTTCTTCAATATCTTGTTGATCATATTCGTTTGGTTTTAATCAAAGCGCCGCAAATTCCTGTTGCTTTTGGTCGCGATGTGCCTTGATGTATTGTTTGATTTGCTGGATGATGTCGTTTTTTTCTTCGGCCGTCAAATAATGCTCCAGGTTGACAAAGCTATTTATATTATCATCGTAATATTTTAGAAAGTACTCATCGTTATGAGCACGCTCTAAGCAAAATGTAAGCCTATTCAACCGTGAAAGTTCAGTATGAATGTTGCTGGCTTTTTCTAATTGTTTTTCTGTCATTGTTCCAGTATTAATGGTTTAACTCTTAATCTGCATCCCATCGCATCTAACAAGGCTTGCAATTCATGAACGCCGTGTATGCAGTTCAAAACCATTCCGACCTTCCTATCCACGAAACATCCGGGGAAAACAAAAGGGCAAAATCCGTCTCCGTCCACTGATTTTCGGATGCCGATTAACGTGTCGTCAAATAATCTAACCATCAAAGGGCCACCATTCACATGGTCCCAGCCGTGCGCCTTCAATATGGCCTCACTCAATGGGAACGGAGACATTTCAAGAACAGAGGTGACACTATTTTGTGTGCCGCCATTTTCATAATATTCTTTGTGGCGTATTGTTCCGCTCACACGGTCGATGCCAAGCACAACGGAATACACGTAACCGTTGAATGGATTTTCATGGGTGATAATGTCACCAACACGCAATGTTTGTATATTGATACTCATGGCTTTTGTGATTTCTCGTTAACAGCTTCATCTAACTTTCTCGCGGCCCTGTAGAGGTTCTTGTAATCTGTAATATCCATGATTGTCAGGGTTTGATTTATTATTTCTTAATCATGTTGAAGTCAGCCCAAAGGCTGATGAATTGTTTGCCGCAATACGTGGCGAGAGCTTTGCTCTTAAAGCAAAGGCGAGAACCGATGTACATATGCGAATTCGAGGGGGCGTAAAGCGAGCCCGCAGAAGCGAAGCCCGCATAGTCTCCTGAATAGTCGCCTGTTGATATGAGGTGTCGGTCGGCTTTCCACTCGTCACTCTTCTCTGACAGTTCTTCTTCCGTCCATAGCGTGAACCAAGGATACCAACGCCACTCGTCTTCTGTGAACTGAGGCTTCCAACCCTCATTCAGGGCGGCGGCGATGATGCGGAGCTTCAAGTATGTAAAAATGTCGTGACCGTCACTTGTAAAATCTGCGTTTTCCTCAATCACACGATACTGCTCTACGAGATGATTGTCTTCTCCCAACTCACGGCATGCGTCCTCAAAGGTCTTCACACGTTCTATAATCGGGCGATTCGCGGCTCTCGGTGCCTCTGTTTCTTTCAATTCGGGTAAGAGAGCGAGAAGAACTTTTTTGACGCTCTCATCGGCTGTTTTCAAAGCAGCCTTTGCGTTTTCAATCTTGATTTCCATAAATGATGTTGTTTTCATTATTTAATTCAGCATCCGCCTGCAGGCAACGCAAGAAATGGTCGTACACCTCTAAATCATACCACCAATCTTCCTTTCCGCTCTGCACATAACGGTTTTCAAGAATCGGCCAGCGGTCGGCCGTCTGAATCCAATCTGGTGGAATGATGGAATTATAGCGCTGAATGTATTTTTGCTGATGACAAGAGTCTGTTATTCCTTCGTCACGCAATGAACGAACAAACTCTGGGAAGTCGTCATCCGTGCCTGCATAAAGCGCATAATATTCGCCGTTGAAGCGATAGCACACGGCCGACAACAGACCACCGACCTTGCTGGTCTTGCACGTCACGAGATAGCGATTGCCGCGATGAAGTGCGGCCAAAGTATGAAGATAGTCCTTATGCCCTATGGCTGGAACAATGCGCCCCTTCGTGTCGTAGAAGTAATTGTCCCACAAGTTGCGGCGGAAAAAATACCACAGGAAATCCATTTCGTCTAAGCTCATCTGTGGTATGGAAGGATAAACTATCTGTTCCCACACGTGCTGTCGCAAATGACTGCCGCGAGCAAAGCCTTCAACGGCACTGACGAAATCAAAACGATCTAAATGAAGACTTATCATGAGCGGCCGTTTTTTGATACTCTTTCTTGCATCTGGCGGCGCCCATCACAAAGGTGACGATACATCCGTGCACTCCATTCATCGCCCGACAAACCATAAAGCTCTCTGTCGGCAAAGTCAATCAGACAAACTAAGGTGATATATGCACCAAGGTCAAGGGCGTTGTCTCCATTCTTGCGGCAGGCATCGGGCGTTATACCGCCAAGTTTCTTTATCAGCCACATGCGGAATTTACGCATGATTTTATTTGTTTTTTTCATAATCATGAACGGAATAAGTTATACTTAACATCGTCGAATAAAGCCAGCTCCACCTGCTTGCCATCGAAATGGCCGACGGCGAGGAGCATGCCATTTTCTTCTGTGGCTTCTTCCATGATGGCGTGTTGACGAATAATCATAATATCGAACTCCTTAACGCAGTTAAGCGATTCAAGCGGCAGGGGCTGCATCGTCTCGCGAGCAAATTCGCGGATGCGCACAAGGTCGTCTTTAGTGAGCCCAGGCGTTCGTTCTTGTGCTTTACGAACGGCAGCCGTCTCCACCTGTATGCGGTGGCGTTCGTAGGCTTCCTGAATGATGCGATTGTTTTGCCAAAGCGAAACTTGGTTCAAAAAATTCAGAAAAGACTTCTGACCACGCGCCAGTTCTGGCAAGGCCAAACACTCTTCAATCAACAAAGCGTTGTCTTTCGCCATCCAATGAATGGCGCCGTTGCGCTCAAAAACATCAAGATAGGCAAATATCTTGGTCAGATCGCGCAAATCCTGCAAGAGGATTCTGTTGCGCGTGAAACCTAATAAAGCTTTTAATCGTTTCCACATAATCTAATTTTTTAAAGAAAAGGCCGCCTCTATCCTCACGGACCGAAGCGGCCGTACTTATTCAATAATCAATAACACTTTCAATGTTTTATCAATGCGCCACGAAACGTGTGCCGTCAACCTCCAAAACGAGGATGTCGTTGACCACGCGGATTTCCTTACTACTGACGAACTGCACTTTTCGCTGATGGCGCATAACGTCAACTGAAAGGCACACGCATTCACCTTCATCAACGTGCCCTGTCTTTGTGAGAAATTTGATGTAGAAAGACTTGCGCTGAACGTTGGTGGCCGTCTGCGGATGAACGTAGCCAGTCACTTGCTGATGGCTGCGCGGGTCGGTCCATTGCCATTTCTCGCAATAGCGGCGCAGTTCCGTGAAACTCTGGGTTGGTCTTGTCCTCATGCTAATCGTCGTTATATGGCGGAAATTCGTCGTGAAGGAACAACATCAACTCTTTGCAGAGCTTCGCTGGCTTCACCTTGCGAACTTGCTGACGATGGCGCAACACGTCGGGGAAGAGCACATTGCGGAATGGATGGCTCCACTCTCTTTCCTTTCGCGAATAGGCGTGCATCGGATAGAAGTTGGCATGGTAGGCTGTCAGGCCGGAATCGATGTAACGCGAATACATCGGTCCCTGGATGATGACCCCGCGTTCTTCGTTGTAGAACACTAAATGGGCAGAAAGGTCGGAAACATCGCGGTGGCTGACATAGAGCACACGCGAACGATAGTCGGCTAAATAGCGATCAACCATTGCTTGATAGTCGCCAGAAGTCGAAAGCACAAGCGCATTTATCCATTTACGTTCAAAACATTGCTGAAGAAAAACGAAGGTCTCCGCAGCGACAACTGGCTGGCTGAGCACCATGACGTGGCCTTCGTCAACAAGATAAGCAACAGCACGGTAGAACTTTTCCATCGTCACATCGCCGTGCGTGTAAAACGAGAGAGAAAAGCGCTCCGCCTGCATCAACGCCTTTGGCAAGGTCTTGTCGACGCAGCAAGGCTGGATGAAGAGCATGTTATCGTCCATTTCTTTAGATTGTATTCGTTATTGGTTAGTCATCGATGACCATCGGCATACACATGGTGAGCACTGACGGCGCAGGAATATCGGCCGTGAACAACATCTGATGTCTCTCATCCGAAAATTGCATGCGGATGTCTGGCGCGTCGATGGCACTCAGGGCAGCAGAGAGGTAAGATGAGTTGACGCCGATGCGGAATCCGTCGGTGCATTCAGCATTAGAAACCAACACTTGGTCGGCGGCAGACGTAGAAAAGTCAACGTCGCGCGAAGAGACATCCAAGAACATACCGTTTTTCTCAAGCACAAGCAGGTTGCTCGACTTGTCGCCAAACAGACTAACGCGCTTGATGGTCTCCAGCATTTCGCGCTTGTTGAACACAACGTAATACGGATTGCCACGCGGAATGACGGAACCGTAATTCGGATATTTCGCCTCGCAAGTTTTACAAATGTATTCCATCTCTCCTGAAACGAACCTCAAAGAATGTGTGTCACATTCTATGCCGATTTCTTCACATCCGTCAAACACAGAGACGGCGCGGAAATAAAGTTGCGGAAGCAACATCCTGCCGGGCTGACCACCACGGAAGAAATCTCCACCGCCTGTTGCTGGATTGTTTGTGTAGTTGGTCTTAATAAGTCCGTGTCCATCCGAGGCAACAAACGCCACATCTGACAAATCTTCTGCCACATCGATGCAGATACAGTTCATCTGCGGCCGGATGATGTCTTTGGCTGTGAACGGAGCGGAATTGTCCAACACCTTTGAGAAGAACGGGAACGGCAGGGTAATACACATCTTATCTTCCACCAAATCTGGCGAAATCGGAAAGTCCTTGCCATCGAAGTAAGCGAAATTGGCTTTGCCTTCTTTTACTTGCCCGCCGCTCTCCGTGCAATAGGAAAGTGAAACACTCTTGTTGCTGCCATCGAAATCGAAGGTCAGCGTGCAATCTGGAAGAGAGGAGATAAACGGCAGAATGGTCTTCACTGGCAACGCGATTGGGGAATCAAGATTGCCGTCGAAGATGGTCAAGGGGGCTGGCAGCGTCAGTTGTGAACTACTTGTAGCGGCCACGAAGAAGAAAGCTCCGTCGGCATGGCGAACGAGCAACACGTTATCCAGAATGGCCAACGAGTTTTTGGTGGAGATGGCTTTGGAGGCTTTCTGCAAGACCTCTGCAAGCAGGCGTGAGGATTGAGCTTGTAATTTCATGCTTCGTTTGTTTTATTAAAATGGAAGGTCGTCTTCGTTGAAGTTAGAACCAAAGGCATAGGCATCATCCTGTTCGGCCGACGGCACATAAGCCGTTGCTGCGCCTGCCGTCTGATAGTTGGGTTGCGGCGTGGTTGACGGCGCTGCCTGCTGTTGTGGCTGATAGAGCATAGCCAAACGTTTGTTCATTCGACTGCGAAAGGCTTTAAAGAGATGTGAGGTCTCATCCTGCACGTTCTGCGTGACGATACCTGGATCGCGATCCTTGTTCTGCTGCTTCACCTGCTCCACGATACCAGGTGCCTTGGCAGCAATGTACTTGACATAGTCCGTTGAATAAGACATCTGCACTTCGTGTGTCGGCACATTCACGTTTGCATCGCCGCGTTCCTGCGCCGAGCGGCGGACGGCATTCTTATAGTTTTCGTTGAGTGGCCAGATGTTCACACGTAATCCTGCAATCTGTTTGCTGGGGTCATTTCGCGAAACAGTCAGTTTGATTTCGTTGAAGTCTACAGGAATACAGACATACGCACGTTGTGGATTCTTCTGGTCTACTCCTGTCATAACCTGTGCACCATTCAAGGCCAACAGGTCAATACTGCCATTGTAACTTGCCATGATTTGTTTGTTTTTATTTATTGTTGATGAATGATTATTTGTCGGTTTTAATAGAGCCTACCGCGAGGGTCACTCATGTCGTCCATCGTCTTTACGCGAAACCATTTCTTTGGTCGGTTTTTCTTCTTATAGACCGCGCCAAAACTGATATAGTGAGCGCAGGCGAGATGGAAAGGCGAAATACTGCCGCCGAACAACGGCGAACTCTTCTCACGACAACTGTTTTTGATTTGGTCGTATGAGATGCAGTTTTCGCATCTTGGGGGGGTATATGTTCGCATTGTTTTTTGTTTAAAAATTCTTCCTATAGGTTTTAAGTGCATCAAAACGGCAAGTCCTCTTCTTTAATGTCTGGCAAGGTGGGCGCCGTTGTGGACGTTGCTGCTGGCATTACCAATCGCCTACCCTGCCTTCTCATCTTATTGTTTTCCCAACGTTCTTTTTCTTCGTCGGTGAGCGTAACGATTTTTCCGTCGTCATCGCGATATGGCAGAGGGTCTGGCTGCTCGGCGTATTGCTTGGCAATACGTTTCAAATCGCGATAGTTCTTCGGTATAACGTCCTTCCCTGGACGATAAAAGAAGAATACGTGCTTAGAAGTTTGAAGATAGCGAATGAACTTCGGTTCGATGGTGTTGTCATTCTCCCACTCGCGGCCGGTGAAATACTCCTGAGTCACCCATGCCTGCAATTTGAAGCACTTTCGCTGTTTGTCGCTCTCATTCTCAAAGAGCTGTTTCGGATTGCACGTGATCGACATATTCTCGCAATAGTCGTATATCTTCTTCTTGAACGTGGCTCGGCTATACTCTTTCGACTTGCCCTCAGAAGCGTCTGCCCAATCGCGCATAAACTCGTTGAACATATCGTCGGTACAGATGGGTACGCCATAGACCTCATTGCGAGAGAAGAACCATTCAAAGTAGCGAACGATGCTCTCCGTGAGTTTCTGAACCATTTGGCGGCGACGCACGTTGCCTTGTGGTGCGATGGCAAAAGTGTGGTAGCGCATCAGGAACTGAACGGCCAAGGCACAGAGATAGATGGTCTGATTGCGGTCGGTGTCGGTGAGCTTTTCGGGATTAGGGTCGAAATGCTTCATAAGTTCGGCCGGCGAACGTTCTGGCTGTCGCTTCTGCTGATTCTCTCGCGAAAAACGGTCAGAGAAACTGACCAAAGGGAAACGGCCGATAGTTGACGGATCATCGTCGCTCAGCGGACTATTACTCGTTATGACATGAATGGGGGAATCTTCCATCTTCAATCCGACGGGGTCGCCAAACTTCTTCTCAACCTTGGTGCCTTGCGTCACTTTGTTATAAAAGTATTTCATGGGAAAACTCTTTTGTTTGTCTTCCCAATGAACGACGCGATATTTCCCTGGATATACGATTAAATCCGTGAGGGCAAACTTGGCATCGGTTATCACCATGAAGTCTTTCATGTCGACGGGCAACACATTAACAGCCGAGCCAACAACCGTGTTCACTAATACCGATTTGCCGGAACCGCCTGCCGCCTGTTTCTCGTCGGCAATATTGTCCTCCAAGAGGTAAGGCGCGACATTCTTCATACCTTCCCAAGAACGGAAGCACAAACGGCCGATACATGAGAGCATATTGGCGAAGTGAGCATTCATCACGGCCTTCTCGTCTTCGGTGAGCGGTTGTTTGTTGCGCTGCGCTTCTTTCTCCCGTTCCCAAAGTGTATTGGAAAAACCACGCACAATGCGGAGAATCGGCCACAAGTCTTGCTCACGTTGTCCTTGCCAGTCAACGAACCAGCGATAAGTCTGTGCCCATTCCATGAGTTCGCCACGCAGTTTCTTTATCTCGTCGTAGGTGAATACGGAAGAGCCATCCTCGTTCTTCATGGCCTCTTTCTTGTTTATCGCTTCCAGGCGGTCGCGGTATTCCTGACGCTCGGTAATGACAAACGGAGTTTTAAACACACGCATCGTGAAATCATACGGCTTTCGTGCGAGTGAAGGAATGAAGAAGTTGATGTCGTTGTATGACACCGGACGGATGTTGTCTGGCGTAATCTTTAGCGCCACATTTCGGAAATAGAAATATTCCGTCTTGGCATTAAAGGCGTCAGCGAAGTTGATAACCATGCTCTGCAATCCGCCTGCCGACTTCTCCGTGAAAGTTTTGTCAACCATATTGGCGCAATCAGACATCAAGCGCTGCTCGGTGTCATTATGTCGCCAGCTCTGTTCAATATATTCAAGCAACAAAGTTTTGGCTGCCTGGATAATGCTCTTTGCATCAATATACTCAACGAAGCAACGGTCGAGGTGGATGTATTGTCCCACGAGGTCAGTGCTCTCAGTGTCAATCATGCGATAATATCCGTGCGCAGTCATGAAGAGCCAAAGGCGCGTTGGCGACACTTTGCAGGTTGGCGGTTTAGGCTTTCCGCTACGAGGGTCACGGGGGTATTCAATTTCAAATGGCTCCGTGTTTCTCGCTCCGCGCAATCGAGAGTAGAGCGGCAAGCGCAAGTCGTGGTCAAACTGAAAGTTATCTTCATCGGTCATATTGTATGACAAGAGATAGTCACGCACACTTCTCGGTGAACACCCAAAGAGCCATTTCCATCGCTGGTTATAACGCGAGCGGAACTGCTCTGGCAACATGGCATAGTGAAGGGCGCTGAATTTGGTAGCTATTGCACCGCAGTCGCGCTGCGAAGCGATGTCGTTGGGATAGAGGATGATGACACGTTCGGCAAAACAATTCATCTTCTGATATTGCACGGCGCTGAAATCCAGTTTTTCTTGTTTCCATTCTCCCCGTTCGATGTACCAGAAGTTTCTTCGCCCGATGGAGAACGCCACGTGATACCAACAATAATCTGCAAAATGCTGGTCGCCATCCTGCTTATCAAGTCGGAGCGAACGCATGGCGTAATACACGCTCAAGGCATCTTCGGTGGTGCGGCAGAAAACGATGTTGCGAGATTTGATTTCGTTGGTCGGTATCTTCACGTCAATTTTCTTGAACGTGCCTTTCGGCTCTCCGTCCTTCGTCTCGTTTTCTTCCCACTCTTCACGGGTCTCGGTGTATTTCTCCTCCGGTTCTATCTGATTGATGGCGGCATGGACGGCGGTGTTGTCGCTCTTGCGGTGGTCCATCGCATAAACAAAAACGTTGTCGCCCATGAGCCATTTGCTCACTTTTCGCACGCTATGCTCCTCGGCGGTGGAGAACACAATCGGTTCGCTGCCCGCCATTGCCGGACGGAAGAAACACCCGTAGGAGTTTTGCGGGCCACATTCTTGAGAGGCGAAACAGACGAAGAGCGGATTCCAAGGCGTGCCGTGGATGATTTCGCTGACATGCTGGCCATTTCTGATAACGTCTGGCAGTGTGACGCTCAGCAGGGAATAGATGCGAAAGTCTTTGTTGAGCAAATCTGGTGTGAACGTCCGACCGAAACCGAAACGTGGAAGACCTTTTTCTAACGTCACCTCACATCCAAGCGCCGCCAGTTCTTGCGGAGAGAAATCCATTTTCGGCATAAACGAGAATGTCTCAATGGTCTGCTGCGCAACGGTTCGGTAATCCATGTTACCGAACACCGCAGGAAAAGCTGCTCGCGTTTCTTCCGTGTCGCCGTAGCATTTCAACACCAATGCCTTACATATTCTGAGCAAACTTTGCCCGTGCATCGGAAGGTGGTGGATGGCGGCATACAATTCGATGGCACCATAACCTTTTTTCCCAGTCTTTGTACACATCCATTTCACGGCACCATGTTGCGCACGGCTGTCACCTTCAACCCCCACCCCATCGTACAAACCGCCACGTTCATTATTATATATGATGAAATGTGGTGTACGCGCCGATCTGCCGTCTGCAGCAGCTTCGTCTTTCTCGCAAAAGGGACAGAAACAGGCTGTCTGCCCTTCGACGCGCTGCTCGTCAGAAGGCCGCACCAATAATGCCAAGTCGATGTTGGCAAGCTGGTTGAGTATCGGGTGATATATCATAATTAAATTTGAGAATCTACAAGTTCACGAATGTTTCCAATTTATAATGCCTAATGGAACAGTTGCATACGTTCTTCATACGTGTAATGAGCAACGAAGTGAAATCTTTCAACGAGATGAATTGTTCGTCTAAACCATGAATTTGAATCATGGTGCGCCAATAACATTTCCCGTTGCACCAACGGCATGAATGTTCTCGGTCAATCACTAAATCTTCAACCTTGCCGTTCATCATATTAAAGACATACAAACAAACATCGCGCAGCAAGTCAAATGGAGCGCCATAAAACAGCAATGTCGGAATATTGTCTTTCTCGCCGCGTAGGTCTTCTGAATAAGCAATGCGGTGAAGATACGGATAAGGCGTGGGACGCCCCATTTTCTTTTTGTTGCTTCGGTTGGGGACGTATGGAACAGACAAATAACTTCTTTCCATCTTATTCCATCGATTTCTCGTTAACACATTGCTTCAACTGCTTCATCATCTGCCACGTGGAATAGATACTACGCTTGCAATCATAAAGCGGAGAATGAACGATATTTTCTCCGTCGTCGAAATCCTCTGCAAAATCGCTATATCTGATTTCATCGCGACCGCCACGACTTAAAAGCCGAGCCCCTTCCAAGAAGAAAGTTCGATGATCGCGAAATTTGGTGTAGCGAACGGGAATTTGCTTATTATATCGATGACAGATGTGGCGCAAGATGGCTATGTCAAAATCAGTGCCTTGCGACCATAAATAAATATTGTCCGCCGCCAAATCTTCAGACAGACCTTTAATCCAGGCAAAGAAATGCTCCATCACGCCTTCAATGGAAAGCAAGGGCGTGGTGTCATCGTCACTAAGAAGTTCTTGCTTAGCCGTAGCGTCTTTCTCCTTCCACCAAATAGAAGTGGAAGCATCAAACGTGAAACCATCCAAAAACTGCGATCGTAAATCAACGTGCTTGTAAAACTGACAGATGGCTTTCAAGCCATTGCCTTCGCCGAAGAATGGCGTATTCTCAAAGTCGCGACCCCAAGCAACAGCGCCAATACTCATCACGGCGGCCGTTGGGCAAAGCGCACAAGTCTCAAGGGCGAAAGTTATATCCAAAATATCCATGTCGCGAATGTCTTTATTGATACTAATTATTCGTTGTGATCATTACCTGCGGTAAATTCATCAAGAATGGCGCGTACCCCTTTCAGTTCCCACAATTTCCAAGAGTTTTCAGCAAAACGGGTACGCACAGTCACCTGTGACTTCATGCCACGTGCGGACATAAACTCACACAACTTGATACCGATTTTCAAGTCAGTGACCATCCGGTAAAAATCTCGGCGGTCATATTCCCCGTCCTGCGTCAGCACATAGCCATAGCCGCGAGAGCCCTCTTCGCCCTCACCATTGTCGTCTGTTCCGCATAACTCAGTTAGCAAAAATTCATTCTGAACCTTTGATATTCCATCAATTTCCCATTCGTCGAAACCTTTCTCAAACAATCGACGATAGCAGGTACTCTGGCAAAGTTCATAACGCTCAAAGAGTTCATACAATCGAATTTTTTCGGCAGGAGTAAGGTCTTTTACGCTTAATATGCCGCCACCTTTGACTTTTTCTATAACATCCTTGGTCATTCCGATTATAATTTCTAAATTTATCACCGCAAAGATACAAAGAAACTTTGTCAATCAAAGACTATTTCAAATTTTAACACTAATCAATACGGATATTCAAAGTTGGATAATACAATAACTAAAATTAAAAACATCATGAAGATACACAATTTTGTTTACAATTACGGATTCTTGGCCGACTGGATAAAAGCTAACCCTGATATTCTTCGTAAAGACCTTTTAGAAAGTTTAGAAATGTACGATTATGGCACACTCAACAAATGGATTGACGGAATAACCATGATGCCGCTGGCGCAGATGATGAAGTTCTGCAACGCGTGGAACGTACCAATCACGGCCTTCTTCTTTGATGAACAAGCAGACGAAAATGATGTGTGCGCCCCCATTACACCAGAATCCCAAATTGAACCAAACGGTGGTTGGCCTGACCCAAACAGAAAGAATGGTCCAAAGGTCTGCGACCCTCGAACGACAATCCACCAAAATTCCAAACTTCCGAATTATGTAAGAACGGCCAAGACGAGAAGAAGCGCGAGTAATGATGTGCATACGGCGGAAAATGAGACTGCTGCGAAAACTCAGACCGAAATACCAAGCATGGAGCGCATGCGCTATCTTGACATCATCGAAAAGCAAAATGAAAGGATGATGAATCTTGTGAACGAAATCAACGACTTACACCATCAACTTCAGAAAAAATATTACGTGCATTACGAACAAGATACTTCCGTCCTCCCAATGGTTGCTGAAAACGACTCAATGGAATAAACCAACAAAAAGCGTCGCCGATCCTCACGGACAGGCGAGGCAACCTAATCTAAAAACCATGAAAACATGAGCCTACGCTTAGACTCGATACAAAAAACAAATAATAACTTCAGCTTTCGTTCACCGCAGCCAAACGGCGTCGATAAAATTCTTTTTCTGTAATAGCCTGCATGTCGGCATGCTGGCTCTCATAAGGCACTCTTACATACCAATATCCATGATGCCGGAATAATACAGGGGTTTTGTCGCCAAACGTGAAAGGCGCTTTCATTCCGTTTCTGGTCACGTTTGGCTGGATGTCTAAAATGGGCACAAGCTCTGTCTCGGCAACAATCGGAAGGGCATTTATTTCTTTTACCAATTCGGAGCCTGCCTCGGGCACAAATATTACACCGCCGTCTGGCATCTCAATGCGGTCCCACCCTTCTTTGTATAACACGTGGTCAAATTCAACGGCCGCGACGCCTCCAGCCATGCCGACTGGCGATTCATAATAATGCTCTGCACCTTGACGCTTCACCCATGCCTTCGCCGCTTCTTCGGCTTCTTGGCATTTCTTTACAAATAGGGTCAATCGGATGCCAACTTCTGATTCTACTGCTGTTTTATACAGATAATATTTTGCATGTTTCATAAAATAGATATTTTATTTGATTTTTGCATAAATGACCGGCTCGCCACATTCATCGTCCACCATCTTAAAGCCGCGTGCGTTAAGTTCTTCTAAGTACAAGGCAAGAGGGTCGCCCAGCGGACAGACAACGGCTTTGAAATACGTGCGCAACTGATAATCAGTGAAAACGTCGCAATTTTCTGTCCAATGAGAACATGGCGCATACTTGGCGCAAAACGCTTCAATCTTGGGATAGATAACGAAATCTTGCAAGTTCACTTGCGGCTGCTCATCCATCATAAAATATTTCTTCATCTGACTACTTTTTTATTTTCTTCTCGACAACCAAAACGAAACAAGCGACGACAACGAATAACGAGGCTGCTAATAATAGAATGCTTGTCAATCGCATACCTCCGAAACGTGTTTCCGACGTGTTCCGTTGTTTGTCCACAGCAATACTGTCGTTTGCCTGTCGATGATTCAGCGTCGCATGATTCATCTGCCGCACCATGCTGTCTTCTAATGTGGACTGCGTTTGTGTGCGTGCGTCCGTCGTTGAAGAATGCGTCTCGCTGCCCGTGTGTTGTTGATAATTACCAACGCGGTGTATAACGCGGTCGGTCACTCTTATCTGCTGCCCAATGCTGTCAGTATATTCTTTCACACATTCTGTAATAATTTCTTCTTGTCTCGCACTTGCAGCGGAAGAGCTCATAGCGGCTTCGTCAGTAAAGACATTATGAGACAAGCTGTCTCGCCCGTAGGTTTTCACACTTACTTCTTCCGCCTGCTCGATATGCAGACTGTCGTTACTGCTTTGTGTCACCCGCTCCATGCTCTGTCTCGAAGAACTGCAAGCGGACATCAGAACGAGACACAAACAAAACATTAAACTGTTTTTCTTCATTTTCATTTTTAATGGTTGATGGTGCAAAGATAGGATTTTGAGTTTTTACCGTCCGGACATAAAAAAAGCATCGCGCTGCACGTGGCGGCGCGATGCCTAATGAATTGGAAATTTCGATAAGTTATACTGCTATTCTAATTGTACTGGAGGGCACGACGCGGCGACAGTTTCGGAATTGGCCATGTCATTAAAGGTAATTAAAATGGAGTATTCATCAACGGAATCACGGGAAAATATCAAATCTATTTCGCCAACAGGCGAAAACCAAGAAGAAGGTAAGAGCCTATTTAAGAAACCAAACGAAAAACCTTTTTCGTAGACATTAAATAAGATTTCGCTAAAATCTCTTTTCTTCGTCGGTATTTTATCTATCGTGTAAATGGACTCATATTCCTTCAAAAAGTCGTTTACAAACGATTTACACTCCGAACCATTATAAATTTTCATCGTCAACGTAACAGTGCATACCTTCCGAGTTTTTCCGTTCCAACCCAAGAAAACATTGGCGTTATAACCTCTAAAATTCCCCATAAAGAACACACCATCTTCATAATATCGTTTCGATAAAGAATTGTCAATGAAGCCTTTTTTCTTCAATTTATCACAAAACGAATACGCATCCCCATCAATCGGAATACCCAGGAATGTGAGATGCGACTGCGACCGCGCAGACAAGCAAAGTATAACGGCCAAAAAGACCAACGTGATATTTTTTTTCATTGGTTTAAACATTAAGTGATTTCAAAATCCGCGTACCAGTACGCGAGCAGCGTTTTTGCCAATCAATTCGGCAAGCAAGTTCATCAAGTTCTCGTAATCCGTCTTGTTCTTTGGGTCATCGCAAGCCGCATTAAAGGCATTCAACGTTTCCCGGTCGGCAAAACGGATAGACATGAAACCTGCGGCATTGGCACCATAATGACGCGCCTGCAACAATAACGGCTTCAAGCTGCCTTCATACCTTAACAGTAAAATCTTCCATTCTTGGGCGTATTTGCCGGGGAAATCTTCGATTTTTTTCGTCTGTGCCGTTTTACTTGAAGCATCCAACTGACTGAACAAGTCAGGTTCTACGGACAAAACTGCTTTACGACTATGGTCTTTCAACCATTGTTCCAAGACATGGAAAACCAATCCTTCATGTGTTCCGCCCCATTGTCTGGGGCGTTCAACGGCCTTTGGAAGTCCGTTATAGGCAAAAGTCTTAAACTCACTCCAAAGAATTTCCGGAACAGAGACAACAAATGATTTGAGTTTTTCTTCGTCAAGGCTCGGATAAACGCCCATGATTTTTTCACATACACGCTTAACCGAGGTGTTACGATGCAAGTTTAAATCACGTGCAACACCAAGCGGTGTACGCTTGATATGGAATCTAATCTTATCAGGATTGCCGCGTTTCGCCTTTCCCGTATAAACAGGTTCATATCCTTCTGGGCATTCATCCGTAGACTCCAACATGATTTCGATCTTGTTTTCTTTACACAACCGAACCATATCATTTCTGGCTACGTTGAGCACTTGTGTGCGGAATCTTGCAAACTTCTGGTATTTATCCTTGGCTATGACGTCTGATTTCGGCATTCTCTCGAAAATACCTAAGAAATCCTTCAATTCAAAATAATCTATGACAGGGTGCATCTGACCCTTGCTGACATATTTCATCAACAATAGATAAAGACGTGACGTGAACACCGAATTACAAAACAAGGCAATATGCTCAAGGTGATTGAAATAACCATGACTCATGTCGAATATCGCCATTGCAGCTTCAACATTGATAGTCACTTCAACGAATCCATCACGCCTTAACACATTCGATGTTTTTCCATCTTCTGCATCACCAGGGTATGCAGTTCCATCTTTAGATGAAACACTTTGAGGAACGAAAACTCTACTGAATATAGGCATGTAATCATCACCCTTCCTCAATCCTGTTTCCAAGTCAAAGCGTGGCAAATGAAACGTAATATCGGTAATCTCATTTATTTTCTCAACTAATTCACTGTAATGATTCTTCACACCCAAATCCGACAAACTCAAGCGGATAGGACCCATTTTCAACAAATCTTCCTTGGATATGCCGCCTTGCGGAGATTGGCTATTCAAAAAACGCCGTTCGTCCAAATATTTTGTGAAATGGCTTTGCAACTTACCGCTTACCTGCAACATAACATTCTGCTGGCACAACGAAAAACTCTTGCCAAATTGCGTATAAGATACAGGGGTAATTATCCAGTTATGATGCTCCAACGCCAACTTCACATCATTATCTCCTTCTTTTTTATTCTTCTTAGCCATGATTCCAATCATTTTCACGTCATTATGAGCACACCTCCCTATTTATGTACTAACTGTTCCCTATTTATGTACTAACTGTTCCCTATTTATGTACTAACTGTTCCCTATTTATGTACTAACTGTTCCCTATTTATGTACTAACTGTTCCCTATTTATGTACTAACTGTTCCCTATTTATGTACCTTAGTACTTACAACTATTTGATTTTAAGTAAATTACAGACCACGTAATATAAGATAATATAAATAGGAAAATATCTTCTTTCTTTTTTAAAAAAAGGAGAAACCAATATTATATTATATTATATTACAAGCATTGCAATGAGTTGAATATTAATATTTTATGTTTACTAAGGTACATAAAAGGGGAACACTTGGTACATAAATAGGGAACACTTGGTACATAAATAGGGAACACTTGGTACATAAATAGGGAACACTTGGTACATAAATAGGGAACACTTGGTACATAAATAGGGAACACTTGGTACATAAAAGGGGAATTTGGTGCGAGGTAAACAACTTTAGTAGCAGTTTACCTTTGATTTTTATGTGATGTTCTCACAAACGCAACAACTGCTATCTATGAAAAATCACAAATCGTCAAAATTCTTTTTTTCGCTTTTAGTAAAATTAGCAACATCACAATAGAGGAGACTGATGCGATAATTTCTTTCATAAATGCCATCTGGCGTGATAGTCTTCTGTAGGATGAGCCCCATCAGATTCTTTTTTTCTTTGTCTGGTATGCTAAATTTAACACCATCGACGTCGCCATCGTCATTTTTTGATAAACCAATCGCAGCGTCAGGATATTTCTCCTTTAATTTATAAAAGATGTTAACAATTTGCTCTTTTACCGATTCCTTTGTAGAGTACTCTATGTAGACTTCCACCCCAAATACTGTTTTATCTTTTGAATTAAACATTATCATAAATTCGGCATCCTCACCCATAAATACTCCTTTGTAAAATTTCGTACCAGAAGGAGATGCCTTTGTTTTCGCAACATCGCAAGTAAGACCTTTGGCTTTTAACTTTTGCGTGAACAAATCTACATTCCCGGTTAATGGAATACCCATGAATTTCATGTGCGCCTGTCCTTGCACCATCAGACAGAACAAAGACAGCATTAAAGTAACTATGATTTTTTTCATTGTAGTTTTAAATTTTATAGTTCTTACTATTTTCAATAACTGCTTGTAACATAATAGACTTTGGTAATATTTTACCTCAATCCTCCAACTTATTCCGCTCCAGGAACTCAATCACGGCACGCAAAGCCAAATCGCGGATGGGTATGCCGGTACGGATTTTTAGAAAAGAAATTTGTCTGTAATATTTCATCGGCACTGTAATACTGATTCCGGCTTCTGATTTCTGCGACTTGGTTGCCAATGTTGGCAAGGGAGTTGATTCGTTTTGTACAGCTGCCACCAGAGTCTGCTCTTCTCTCGTCTCTGCTTGAACTTCTTTTGTTGCAATTTCTTCTTCTTTTGTTTCTTGATTTGTTTCCTGGCTTGTCTCTTGGTTTGTTCCCTGAACAACTTCTTCTGGTTCTATCACTTCACCTTGGGCTGATTCTGCTTCGGTCGCCTGATGCAATGCAGGAACGTCGTCGTCCTTCGTTGTTGATTGCGCTTTATCGCCCGATTGTCCCAAGCAATTTGCATGATCCATCGCGCCGTCAATTACCTGCGCACATGGGGTTTTTTCAATTTGGAAGTTATTATTACTTGCTTTTCGTGCCATGTTGATTAAATGTTTTCGTGGTTATTATTCCTATTATTCTGGCATGCTATCCAGTAATTCGATGGTAAACTGCTTATAATCCAATCCAACGCGACTATAAGGCGCATAGGTAAATATATCCTCATTCAATGCCTGCGCTTCCACCATCTTTGTATCACGGCGTGTATAAGAATCAAACATATAGTCGTTGAACTTGCCGCCGAGGTATTGTTTAAACTGCTTGGTGGCATTCGTCTGATCGTTGCTCATGACCATCAATAAGCCGCGCACCTCCAAGTAAGGGTTCAAATCTTCACGTGTCTCACTGACAGCCGCAATGATGTCGGCAATGCCCTTCGTTGCCAACATTTCCAGCTGCACGGGCAACACCACGCTCGATGCGGCCGTTAAGGCGTTAAACGTCAACAGAGACATGGCTGGCGGGCAGTCAATCAAAATGTAGTCAAAGGCATCCAGAGCATGGGTAACGCCCTCTTCTGCCAGTTCGTTGCCTTTCATTTCCTTCAGCGGCCGGGACAGTATTTTGCAAAGGGCTTTTCGGGGTACGGACATTTGATTCAAAAACGGGTCAATTCCAATCAGCTTCCCGCTCGCTGGCGCAAGATAGATACCTTCACGCATTTGGTAAACAGGTAACTGGCCCTGCTGCACAATTGCATCATAAACCGTTGGTAAATCCGCACTCTGCATCTCGCTCCAGCCAAACAGGAAGGAGACGCAAGCCTGCGGGTCAAGATCAATAATTAAAACACGGGGAAGACGGGATGACCCGTCAGCGTTCTTACCAAAATATCCTTTGCCAAATCTTCTGAGGCCCGTTGCAAGGCTCTGCACCGTTGTCGTCTTGCCCACCCCACCCTTGTGGTTGACAAAGGCAAGCACTTCTTTTAATCGCTTAGTTTCCATTTTTCGCTTAATGTTAGTGTTCTTTTAAATGTTAGTTCATTGATTTGTTGAAACAAATAAACGAACAAATAAACAAATAAATGAACGAATGTTTGTTTAAACAATTCAACAAAAATATAGTTGAATAATTAAATAGACGATTTACAGACCATTAAACATTATTGTTGTCTCATTTCGATTACAAAATTAAATATTATAATTCATTTGAGCAAATAAAATCATGAATATTTGTTTGA